CCGATTGAATTTACGCATATTGGAATGTTCGATGTGGACCAGTGCCGCAAGGTGGTCCGCATCATGCGAGAAGAAAGGAAGCAGTTATGGAAGATTTGAACGTCCAGACCATCGCTATCCCGGTTGAGGAGTACAAGGAACTGATCCAGAAGCAGGCCGAACTCAGCCTCATTTATCACAAGGGTGCAGGCGGCAGCGTTTACGACATTGGTAACTTTGTGCTGGATTTGATGCTTGCAGTTCATCCGGAGCTGATTACCAAGCAGGAGGACACCGATGCTGAATAATTGCACATTTCAGGGCCGCTTCGCCGCTGATCCTGAAATGCGGACCACACAGAGCGGCCTGACAGTTGCCAGCTTTCGCATGGCCGTTGACCGGGACAATGTCGGTCAGGATGGCCGGCGGGCTACCGATTGGCTGAATTTCGTGGCATGGCGTAAAACGGCAGAGTTCGTTTGCCAGTATTTCCGCAAGGGAAGCACGGCTCTTGTGGAGTGCCAGTGCCAGACCCGCTCCTACGAAGACAAGAACGGTCAGAAGCGCACCGCCACCGAGTTTGTGGTCCAGAAGATTCACTTTTGCGGCCCAAAAACGGAGCAGCGAGTGGATGATGGCGGTGAGGCACCGCCGCCGGGCTACCAGCAGCCGCAGCAGATGGGCTTCAACACCCAGAGCCAGCGGCAGCAGTGGCAGCAGAGTGCCCCCGGCGGGCAGCAGCCCAGCTACTCGCAGGGCGACCCTGACGATTTCTCGGTCATCGATGACAGCGACGACCTGCCGTTCTAAGGGGGGCTGATAATGGCAACTGGAAAACGGTATTACTGGATTAAGCTCAAGGACTCGTTTATGTCGTCGGACATGATCGATTACCTCATGGGGCAGCCCGATGGTGCCAACTATGTTGTCCTTTATCAAATGCTCTGTCTCAAAACCATCAACACTGGCGGCCGACTGGCTTTCCAAATCGGGGATATGATTATTCCTTATGATGTAGAAAAAATTCAGCGCGAATGCAAATGGTTCTCGTTGGCAACTGTCCGTGTTGCTTTGGAAGTCTATAAGCAAATCGGTCTAATTTATGAGGACAAAGATGGTGTTCTCGTTTTGGCCAACTACTCAGACATTGTCGGCAGTGAAACAGACTACTCTGCGCAGAAGCGCCTTCAGCGTGAAAACCGCCGCAGACAACTTCCCCCAAAGTGTGCAGACAGCAACGAGGACAACAATGTGGACAATGTCCATACAGAGAAAGAGATAGAGATAGATAAAGAGAAAGATATAGAGAACAGAGAAAGAGTAAGAGATAACGGTAGTCCGACCGTCGATGCTGGGCTGGCTGAGATCATCCGCTCTTTCGAGGACAATCTCGGAGGTTTCCCACCAGCAGCGCGGGAAGACCTGCTGGGCTGGAGGGAGATTTTCACGGACGACCTCATCTTGCTGGCCATCAAAAAGGCCGCTCTGGCCGGGGTTCGCAAATGGTCCTACGTCAACGGCATCCTGAAAGTATGGAAAAACGAGGGTGTGAGAACCCTTGGTGACGTGCAGTCCCGTGACGAGCGGCGCAAGCCCCCGGCGGGTCAGCAGCCCAAACGCTCCGCTGCCGAGGACTACAATGAAATTTTTGGAGAACTTTTAGGAGGCTCGACAACATGACCGATACGAAATTGCGTGAGCTGCTGGTGGTGATCGATGACCACTACGGCCGTGCCCGCAGCTTGGAGGAGCGCAGGGCTGACACGCAAATCTACATCCGGGCGTTTGGCACCATCCCGGACGAGATTGTGGAAAAAGCTCTGTATACGGCATTTACACAGTGCAGATTCCAGAACCAGCTGATTGTGGACTGGTATGCTGAAATCAAAAAGCTGCTGTCAGCCCAGCAGCCCTCGGCAAATGACCTCTGGGCGCAGGCTGCGGAAGCTGCCCGGAAAATCGAGGCAAATCTGTACTACCAGACCCACGGCGGATTCATTGCCCCTGATGGGCGCAAGCTGAAAGGCGAAGATTTCAAAAAGGAAAACGCGAAAATCTTCGCCGCCCTCCCGATGGTGGTACAGCGGTGGGCTGGCTCCCCGGCGGACCTGTCGGAGATTTTCGGCAGCCGCAGCAGCGCGGATCTGCGTCAGTTCGTCCGTCCGGGCTTTGACCGGGCTGTGCAGGATGCCCCGGTTGAGAGTTTGCAGCCCCCGGCTCTGCCCTGCGGCGCAGCCCCGGCACAGATTGGAGGTGGTACGGCATGAGGTCGAAGAGGCCATTCCGCAGCCTGATCGTGTGCGTTTCGTGTGCGATGGTTGGCTGCATCCTCGCAAGCACGGCCTATTCCCGGCGGGTGGACGAGTTGGAAATCGAGCGGGATATTTACGCCAGCCGTTTTCAGAACTGGCAGACGCGGGCGATTGACGCGGAGGAAAATGTCGGCCGGCTTCAGACCGAGGTAGATAACCTGACCGCAGAGCTGAACGCCCAGACCGATTTGACCCTTACATACGCCGGGTCGTTCAGCTGCACGGCCTATTGTGCCGAAGAATACGCCCACATCTGCGGCGAGGGACACGGAATTACATCCAGCGGCGCAAAGGTGCAGCCGGGCGTGACCGTGGCAGCTGACACCAGCATCCTGCCCTACGGCACGGTGGTCTATATCGAGGGTGTAGGTCTCCGGGTCGTTCAGGACACCGGGAGTGCTGTGGTAGGTAACAAGCTGGACGTGGCGGTGAACACCCATGCGGAGGCTCTAAGCTGGTCTGGCTGGGGTTCCCGCCGGGTCTGGATCGTTTCAGGAGGTGCAGAGCCGTGAAAAAGTCGTTTCAGACCGAGATGGATGACACTCAACAGGCTGTCAGCCAAATCGTGTGCCTGTGTACCACCATTGCGCTGCATCAGGAGTTCGGTGTTGGCAAGACCCGCCTTGACCGCATTACAGACAGGATTCACGACCTGGAAGATCAGAACACCGAAGTCATTATGACCCCAGATGCCAATGGCCGCCCCTCTAAAGCCAGGGCCGAGGCCATTCGGGAAAGCTGGTTGGCGGGGTATGTCACTTCCGACTACCGCATCCCGATGCTACGGGCACCTCGTGGCCGCAAAGAGCAGCAATATCAGATTGCTGGAAACAAAGCTGCAAGAATCGCATGGCAGATTTACGCAAAGGCAGTTATTGACATACTGCACTATGGTCCAGAACGGCTGGAACGGCTGCGCAAAGAAAGCCACGCCAACTATGAGCAGTTGAACCAGTGGGCGCACGAGGACGGTTTGGACGTAGCAATGGAAAAGCTGCGCCGCTGCGCTGCCGATGCCATGCAAGCTCCGGATCTGGAAGTTACAGATATTGATGGCAGCAAGGATGCCGCAGAAGTGGACAAGGAGTTCCGCAAGCAGCAGCTGAACTTTATCAAGCGTGTCCGGGCACAGACCCTTGGGCGCATCGGTGCAACTGCGCAGCCTGTCAATGTGCTGGCTGACCAGAGTATGCAGGATAAGATTCAACTGGTGATGCAGCAGGTTTCTCAGCAGTCTTTTGAACGTAGGAGGACGCATTGACATGGCAAAAAATGAGTACGGAGAGAAGCTGGACAGCAATGGCTATGCGCCCAGCATCCTCAGCAAGAGCCCCACCTGTCTGATTTGCGGGCGGTATCGCACCGCCCGGCACGAAGTCTTTTTCGGACCGTACCGGGATAAGAGCAAGCGGCTTGGCCTGTGGGCAAACCTCTGTCCTTGGTGCCACCAGAACGGCGTGACTGCCGTACATACAAATAGAGAGGCCGATCTCCGCTTAAAAAAGTGGGCGCAGAAAAAGGCCATGGAGTATTACGGCTGGCCGGAGGCGCGGTTCATCCAAGAGTTTGGGAGGTCGTACCTGTGAGCACCTGTCCGATTATCGCTATCGACCCCGGCAACACCCAGTCTGGCTACTGCGTGATTGATCGCAGCACCCTGCGCCCTCTGGAATTCGGAAAAATCGACAATGCAGAGCTGCTGCAAAAGCTTTCCTCTGCCGGGGTGCAGGGCTGGCGGTGGGCGGTCATCGAGATGGTGGCCTCCTACGGAATGTCCGTAGGCCGGGATGTTTTCGACACTACGGTCTGGATCGGCCGCTTTTACCAAGTTCTTTCCGACCAATGCCCGGTGCGAATGCTGTGCCGCATCGAGGAGAAAAAGCACATTTGCCACGACAGCAGAGCCAACGATACCGCCATCCGGCGGGCGTTGATTGACCGATTTGCAGCCCATGACCTGAAAAACGGCAAGGGCACAAAGAAAAAGCCGGATTTCTTCTATGGCTTTAAGGCCGATGTGTGGGCAGCCTACGCACTTGGCCTGACCGCCATCGAGAACCGGGAGAACGACTACAAATTTTCGACTACTTAAAAGCTACTTGAAAGGAGCTTCATCATGGATAATTCTCTGTCTGAATCCGCACGTTTCGCAGTCTACCGTGAAAAACTCAAGGGCATCTGCGAGGCCAACAACCTGAGTTATGTGTTCATCAAGAACGCATACCCCATCAAGCTGGTTATCCGTCCGTTGGGCGGCGTTGGTGAACAGATGTCGATGCTGGAGGAGGCATCCGAGGACAACTACATCTCGCCGGGTGCATCCATCCTGTTCACCGTCAAGGATGGGAATCTGACCTACCGCATGAGCAAGACGTTCACCATCTCCGACACCCTGTTCAACAAAATCAAGAACATCTTCAAGAATATGCACTACCTCTGGCTCCAGTTCTTCTTCCGGGATTTGGTCGAGGGCGGAAAGCTGGCAGCTCTCGGCTACAAAATGCCGGATATTCCGGAATCCGGTGGGCAGCAGGATGCGCCCCGGGAAAATGAGCCTGATTCTTCGAATCTCCCCGGGGAGGCCGAACCGCTGGAAGAAGTTGATGCCGAGGAACTAGACGATGCGGAGGAACCCGCAGCCGATGAACTGACCAAGGCTACCGAGATTGCCCGGCAGAACGGCGGCGTTACGCAGGCCATGTTGGAGCAGCAGATGGGCGTGACCGCAGAAAAGGCCATCGCGCTGCTGGATGATATGGAATCCGCTGGTGTGATTGAGTTCTCCAACGGCCACTACACCATCGTCGCTGCTGACAGCGAGGAGGAGTAACCTATGGCAAAGGCAGCAGTGACCCGCAGCATCCGGGATGACCACCAGAAGAACTTCCTCAAAATCTTCAATAGCCTGACTGGAAAGCACAGCCGCTGGGAGATTTGGGAGGACTTCGTCACCCTGACGGCCATCGAGATCTCGAACAGCACGGACAAGGTAAATGCCCCAGAGCGCACCAAGATGTATCAGACCATCGTTTCCAAATACTCCGCCAAAGAGCGGGAGGGCATGGCTGAAATGCTGGCTGAGGTAATCATGGGCATGGAGCAGAATCCTGACCAAGACTTCCTCGGTTCGCTGTACATGATGTGCGAGTTGGGCAACGACCACGCCGGGCAGTTCTTCACTCCCTACGATGTGTGCCGCTGCATGGCCGAGATTACGTTTGACCCGAAGCTGCACCCGGACATGGAGGGCTTTATCTCGGTATCTGACCCGGCCTGTGGAGCTGGCGCCACGCTGCTTGCCTTTTTGAACGTCTGCAAAAGACGGAATATCTGCTACCACAACAAAGTCCTTGTCATAGCTCAAGACATTGACTTTATCGTTGGGCTGATGTGCTACATCCAGTGCAGCTTCATGGGCTGCGCTGGATATGTAGTCATCGGTGACACACTCGTGAACCCGGCAACGGCCTACGACAGCCGCGGATTGCTGCCCGCAGGACCACAAAACCGCATCTGGTATATGCCGCTTTTCTCAACCGATGTGTGGTATATGCGCCGCCAGATAGCGCAGATGAACCTGCTGTTTGAGCCGAAAGGCGAACCTACAAAAATCGAAAAAACCGATATTAAACCCGCAAATTTGCAAAAATCTATCAAAAATGAGCCTAAAGCCCCGGAAAATGAGCCTCTTAACGAAACCAAAACCGGGCAGCTCACGTTTTTCTAACCTGAATCAAGAAAGGAGTAACCCCTATGGCAGACATTACTTATATCCCTATCCGGCAGCTTCACCCGCACCCGGATAACCCCCGCAAGGAGCTGGGCGACCTGTCCGAGTTGGCGGCCAGCATCAAGGAAAACGGCGTGTACCAGAACCTGACGGTCATTCCCGGTCACTACCTCAGCAGCCGGGAGTACATCAGCAAGTGCGTTGACGATGGCGGCGATGCAGCCGCCGCCGCAGCAGCATGGGCTCCCAAGGTTATGTGGGTGGGTGACGACTACACCATCATCATCGGCCATCGCCGGGCAGCGGCAGCGCAGCAGGCCGGGCTTTACGAGCTGCCCTGCGCCATCGTTGAGATGGATGAGCGGGAGCAGATGCAGACCATGATGGTGGAGAATATGCAGCGGTCAGACCTCACCGTCTACGAACAGGCTCAGGGCTTCCAGATGATGATGGACTTTGGGCAGACCGTGGAGCAGATTTCCGACAAATCCGGCTTCTCACAGTCCACCGTTCGGCGGCGTATCAAGCTGCTGGAACTGAACCACGACAGCTTCAAGAAAGCCGAAAAGCGCGGTGCAACCCTGTCTGACTTCGCCCAGCTGGACAAAATCGAGGACTTGGAAGCCAGAAACCGGGTGTTGGAGACCCTCGGCACCCAGAACTTCAACAGGGCTATGCAGGATGCGCTGGAACAGCAAAAATGGCAGCACCAAAAGGCCGAATGGATTGAGCAGCTCAAAAAATTCGCCGTGGAAGATCCGCAGGCCACCTACCAGACACACGAACACGTAAATGCGTATGGCAAATGGGGCACAAAAAAGGAAGTCATCATGCCGGAAGATGCCGACAAGGTTGCTTATGTCTATAAGGTCAGTGAAAATCAGATTGACCTGTACAAACCTCGCGATACGGAAGCCGAGGATGCCAGCAACTCGGCGAGGGAGGCCGCAAGAGCCACCGAGCAGCTTGCGAGAGAACAGTTTGCCGCTGTTACGAAGCTCATGTACGAGCTGCGCTGGGACTTCGTGAAGGACTTAACTCCCGCAGAGTGCAGAAAGCACCTGCCGGAAATCTTGGCTTATTCCACCCCGATTCTGACCGAATATCGGCACATGGAGGATGACGAAAACGTGTTGCGGCTGCTCGGCATCGGTCTGGATGAGCAGATTCGGGAAGACACGGAACTGGAAGATGCCCTGAAAATGTTCAACGCTTACGATACCGAACCGGAGAAGATTCTCTTGGCAGTCGCCTTTGATGCAACGGACGGCATTCATGAGGGCTATTGGAGCACGGAATGGAATGGGCCGACAGGTGCAAGCAAGTTCGTTCACCGCAAAAATGACGACCTCGACAGCACCTATGAACTGCTGACCGCCCTCGGCTATGAAATGGCCGATGACGAAAAGGCCTTGCAGGACGGCACCCACCAGCTTTTTGCGGTGTATGGATCCGGCAGCAAAGCGGACACACCCTGTGATAAGTGCAAAGCTGCTCACCCTGAATGCGACAAGTGCTGCAAAACTTGCGATGACCACTGCAATGCGTTCCAGCTGTGCAGAAAGGAGTATGGCGAATGACCGACCTTGTAAAGTGTGACCGCTGCGGCACACCGTTCAGCATCCAGACAGCCGGCATCCGCAGTACATGGAGCGGCGATTACATGGTGCAGTATTTCACCTGCCCCGGCTGCCACCATCGCTACCAGATTCTGACCACGGACACCGAACTGCGCCAGACCGTTCAGCAGCACAAGAAAATTGCCGCAAAAATCCGCATGGGCAAGAGCAAGAATTTCCGGCCGGGAACTCTGAAAAAGTATCAGGCGGAAATGGAAAAGCTGGAGGCTGAGCAGAAAAAACGGCGGGATGAACTGATGGACAAGGGCAACGAGATCCTTGCCCAGCTGGGAGAGGAGTAAACCATGGGTGATTTGAAAGAATACGCTGACCGCCTCAAGTTTGAAATCATGGCGGCTGACTTCCTGACCACCGAAGACCGGGAAATGGTCTTTGACCTCATCGAGAAAGTGCTGGGTGATGACAATGCCTGATCAGATCTTCATCAACATTGCGATACTGGCCGTGGGCGTGGCTATCGGTGCCCTGCTGGGCGAAACCAGCCGGCAGCAGCATGACCGCCAGTTGTTCCGGGAGTACATCAACTTTATGACTGAATCGGAGCACAACAATGAGCTGCTGTTCCGGGAAGTGATTCGGTTTCAGACCGAGAAAGGAGCCGACCATGAGAAAGAGTAATCGCCCGCCGGAGCCCGGCGCACGGGGGCTGCTGCGGCTGCGCTGCCCCTGCTGCGGTAAGGAGTTTGGTACATACCTCCACGTTTCGCAGATGTCCATCGGCTGCCGCTGCGGGGCCACGATCTCGCTTGAGAGGGGGCTTGCCCCCTATGAGTTCGCCTGCGGCTGCTGCGGGCTGGTGGCCAAAGGCAAGACCAACATCATGGAGCCGGAGATCACCATTCCCTGCAAGTGCGGCAACCCCATCACGCTGCACTGGAACAAGGACACACGGAGGTACATCGAATGACCCTTGAGGAAGCCTGCCGCCTCATCGACCCGGCAACGGATTTGGACGCTCTGGCCGAGATTGAATATTACAACGGCTTCAAAGGCAAAGACGCTGCTGCCAAAGCCCTGCACGAGGCCAGCCAGATGGTCGTTGACTTTGTGCGCCAGATGTCATGGCATGATGCCAAGAACCCGCCAATCGCCCATGAAGAAAGCTGGGAATGCGCCGGCGAAAAGCACTGCGCCGTGATAAGCGACATCGTATGGGTGTGCTGCGAGAGCGGCCACACCATGAAAGGCTGGGTCGAAAACGGGACGTGGCACATTGAGGATGGCCACCGTGCAGAGGATGGCCACTACGGGCATGTGAAGCTGTGGGCACCGCTGCTGGAGCCGCCGGAGGTGAAAAAATGAAAACCATCACAGTTAAGCATGAAGTTTCGCCGGGTCGTGAAAGTTGCGAATTCGGCGGAGATTTTTGGGGCAAAGAGGTGTGCAAGTACCATACGTTTCGTACTCAAACCCACGGACGCAAGGCTCCACCGGAGTACAGAAAACCGAAGTGTTTACTGTTCGACTGCTGGCTTGAACAGCCGTACAAAAAGTGTGAGGCTTGCAAGAAAGCGTGTATGGAGGCTGAATATGACAATGGAACAACTGCATTTCATGGTTGAATCTCCGGCCAACTTTGTCAGACTGGCCTGCACAATTCTCTTTGAAAAAAGAGAAGCAATGGCCGAATGGGCTGCCACATGGCATGACGTGTTCGATTGTGCCAATGGCGAACAGCTTTTTCTTCAGTTCATGGAAGAACTTTTCCCGGATGGCTGCACCATTGGGGAAAAGGAGCTGAATCGGATAACCGACCGGGCAGTCCGCTACTTGCAAACCGAAACCCGCTGCCTTGACCTGAAAGCCGGTCACGATAAGTCTCGGTTTACCTACTGGGTGTCCTTTATTCCTGAACACAAAGTCTATGGATGCGAGTTCGCTCGGCATGAGGAAACCATTATTGAAATCCTTACCGCATTCTTCGGGAAGTCAATCGCAGGTTACAGTCTGGACACTTTGAAGCACTTCATTCTCCGTTCCTTTGAAATCCGCTCTGATAATTCATCGGTACGGTCTATTGCAGAGGATGTGGACTTTATCCAACGGGCGGTATTTGCCCGGAGTTTTGGCAACGGCAAACAGGAGGTGCCGGAATGAAATGGGTTGCGCTTATCTATGCAGCGGAGTGGATTTCAGTGGGGTTGGCGGTGTCAACCGCAATCCACGTCACCGGAAATCTGAGGGCGCTTTGGTTCTTTTTGATTCCGGCATTATTCGGCGTTAGCTATCATGATGGCGATGAGGGAGAGAAAAAATGAAGTACTGCGTTGAAATCTCGGAAGAACAGTTGCGTATCATCAGCGTGGCTGTGGACGAGTATATGAGGCTGCGCATGGGGCAGTTTGAACCCTTGACAGAGGATTTGGTCTTTGATGGAGAGGACAAAAAGCAACTCTATGAGAAACCATACGACATCCGCGTCTATAACGAACGAAAGCATTGCATCGAAACGATGTTTGAGGCTGCCTATAAACTGGCCTACCCACCGTTTGGACACCGGGAGCGGCAACACGATTCATGGGGAACATGCATCGACCTTGTACACGCTATCGAGCATCAGCAGTGGTTAGATGCCCCAGAAAATAAACGTGAGGCACCGGGCACAACAAACAGGTCATTTGATCCCGTTCCACTGGGGCACGAACCGTTCCCGAAAATCGAGAGGGTGGACGAATGAGCTGTCTGTCTTGCGAGAACTACATACCCCTTAACCCGGCCATCCAGCGCACCGATGCCCAGGGCCAGACCTATACTGTGCCCGGCCTGTGCAAAATTGGTGCAGACCACATAATTTGTGGACTTCCGGTCTACCTTCCGACAGCAAAATGTGATAAAATAATAGAGGCGCCGCCGCAAGACGGTAGCTGAATTATGACGGAGGTAGGTTGTGACATTACAGGAATTGTCCAAGTACTATGACATTCAGATGACCCTCGAAAAAGACCGTGAAGCCTTGGAGCGACTGCGACAAAGAATCACTCCCGCCTCCCCACAACTGACCGGGATGCCCCACACGCCGGGTGTCCGGGATAAAGTCGGAGATCTGGCTGTAGAGTTGGCCGACATGGACGAGCGCATCCGCTGGCTGGAAGAGCTGGCAGCGCAGGAAAAGCCCAAAGTCGAGGCCTACTGCAAGAGCATTGTGGATGCTCGGATGTATCTGGTTTTCAGACTGCGGTTTATCCGCTGCTACTCATGGGCCGAAGTTGCCGGAGTTCTGGGAAAAGGATATACCGAAGATGGGGTCAGCCGGATGGCATACAACTACCTCAACAAAAACTGACCGATAAGCCCTGCATTTGCGGGGCTTTTTATTTTTGCCCCAAAACTGAAATTCAAATCAGAAATCCACACAAAATCAGCTCAAAATTGAAATGAATTTAACTTTTACCCCCTGAAAAGTTGAATTCAAAGTGGAAATCGTTGAGAATCAAGGGGATGGTTTCACTCGCTGTCGGACGTTGTCGGATGGTTTCGGATGGATGCCGAAGCTTACCGATGGATTCAGATGACAACGGACGCTCCGAGTGATATGATTAGGATGCAAAATTCAAATCAAGCCAAGCGGTGCTCACCATTCCCGGTGTGTGCCGCTATTTTATTGCCTGAAAGGAGGATTCCGGGCCGCACGTTGCTCCTTTGCGTGCGGCATCACCGTAGCACCCCGAAAAGCCGAGGTGCTGCAGCTGGGCATTTCGCCGTGCCCAGTCACAAAGAAGGAGATTTTCCATGTATCAGAAAATCAAGGCAAAATTCAAGGCAAACCCCACCATTTTCTACGCCTGTTCCATCGTTGCATCATGGGCAGGAGTCGGCTCCCTGATGAACTTCCGCACGCTGGCCATCAACAACGGCGCTGCTGCGGCTATCATCTGGGCGGTTTTCAACTCGCTGGCCTGTATCTTCTTCGGTCTGTTTGCGGAGTACATCCCGACCGTCCGGCGCATCATGCAGAGCAAGGTGATGTTCTACTTCATCGGCTTTTTGACCGTGTTCCAGACATGGACGCAGATGTCCGGCATCTATGAGATCTTCGGCGACACGCCGATCGGCACCACCGGAGGCACATTGATTGTCTACGGCACCTGCCTTGTGTTCCTGTTTATGCTTCTGAAAGAGGGCATGATTCGGAACGTCCTGTCTGATGGCTTTTCATGGGTGGTTGTTTACGGTCTGCTGGCAGTCGTTGTCATTGCCGCGCTGGTATACACCCACGGTGCATTCGTCAACATCGACCCCGGCCTGACTGCTGCCGGTATCCAGACGGGCCTCTACAAAGGCTTCCTGCTGCTGCCCGGCCCGTTCACTTATCCGTACTACTACTCGCTGTTCACCTACAACGACAAAAATGAAGATGGCACCCAGCACGGCAACATGAAAAAGTCCTTTGTGCTGGCTGGCGTGATGTTCGGTGTTTACATGGTGCTGGCTGCGCTGCTCACATGGGTCAATTTCAGCCCACTGCTGAACACGCTCAAGGCTATCCTGATCACCATCATTGCGCTGTCCTCGCTGTCCACCTACCTCTATTCGGAGTATCTGGTGTTCGGTGAGAACATCGGCTTTCTCATTGACGTGCTCACTGTTACCTCGTGGCAGCTCGTGATCCCGCTGGGTGTCATGGGCATCTGGACGCTGATGAGCGAGCTTCGGGTGTACATCATCATCTTTGTGCTGCTGGCCTCCGTGGTCCTGCACCTCGTTTCTGACCGAAAGGAGGATGCACGATGAAAATCACGGTAAAGAAGCTGTCCGAGCTGCACAAGCCCGCCCACAACATCCGTCGGCATTCCGAGAAGCAGTTGACCGAGTACATCCGCAGCATTGAAATGTTCGGGCAGGTCAAGCCGCTGGTCGTGGCCGAGGACGGTGAGATTATCGCCGGTAACGGTCTGTATGAAGCGCTGCTCCGCATGGGCCGGGAAACCTGTGACTGCTATGTCATGGTCGGCCTGACCGATGTTCAGAAGAAAAAGCTCATGATGGCCGACAACAAGGTCTATGAGCTGGGATTCACTGATGTGGATGCCATCGAGGAACTGGTCAAGGAGCTGGACGGTGATGTGGATGTCCCGGGCTGGGATGCCGATCTGCTGGAAATGCTGAACAGCACCGAGGATGAAGCGGACGAAATGATTGGCTCCTACGGAGAATTCCCGGAGAGCGAGATTTCGTCCATCAACCGCCAGCAGAATGAGGAACACGTCCCCTATGCAGCAGCGCCTACCTATCCGGTAGCGCCGCCCGACCCACAGCCCGTGTCCACCGTCTCCGAGCCTCCGCAGCAGCCCTCCCCGGTGTTGGAGGTGTCTACACCTACCGAGCCGGAAACCGCTGTTCCTGAGGCGGCCAGCGGCGCAGAGCAGCACCGGTACATCCGCTGCCCGAAGTGTGGTGAGCTGATATGCCTGTGAAAGTAGTGGAAAGCAACCTGAACGTGTTGCAGGCTGCGAAGATCCGCATCCGAAATGTGTTCGCCAACGGCTGCAAAATCTACCTGAGCTTTTCTTCCGGCAAGGATAGCCTGTGCATGGCCAACCTCGTTTATGAAATGATTCTCTCCGGTGAGCTGGACCCCAAGCAGCTGACGGTGACGTTCATCGACGAGGAGGGGCTTTACCCCTCGATGGTCGATGCAGCATACCGCTGGCGGCGCAACTTCCTGTCGGTCGGCGCAAAATTCTTGTGGTTTTGCCTGCCGTTCAAGCAGGTGTCCGTCATTGACCACCTGTCCAGCTCCGAATCGTGGATAACGTGGGAGCCGGGCAAGGAAGATGTCTGGATGCGCAAACCGCCCGATTTTGCCATCATGTACAGTCCCTACCTCCACTATGCAGGGGAAATGAACTACCAGACGTTCTGCTCCAAGGCGTTTTCTGACGGCATCCAGCTTGTCGGTCTGCGCACGGCGGAAAGCCTGACCCGCTTCAAGTGCATTGCCAACACCAAAATGGAGCGCATCACTCGCGGCGGCAAGTTCTATCCCATCTACGACTGGAAGGACTCCGATGTGTGGCTGTACATCAAGGAGCGAAACCTTGAATTTCCTGAGATCTACATGAGGCTCTATGAGGCGGGTGTCCGAAAGAATGCCCTCCGGCTGTGCGCATTCTTCGGTGACTGCGGCACACAGGGCCTCCGTTGGATAGCTGAAACGGACAACGACCTGTGGGAGCGCATCCAGCGGCGAGAACCCAATGCCTACCTCGTTCTGCTCTACTGGGATTCTGAAATGTTCCGGCGCACCACCCGCAAGCGTGGGGAGCTGGAAGAAGAATCCGAGAAAAAGGACTATAAAGCCCTCTGCAAAGACCTTCTGTTCCTGCACCCGGAGCGCTACACCATCGCCAAGGACACCCTGTCCCACATCGAGCACTGGCGTGGCCTGTTCATCAAGACCTACGGCATCGCTGAGCAGAAGCACTACAAGACCATGTACGAGGGCCTGTTGTACGGAGACCCCAAAATGCGTATCCTGCGCATTCTCTGGACCACCATCTACAACGACCACAACGCCCGCATCAAGGAGGAGCAGAACCATGGAAAGCATTGATGTATTCGCCCCGCTGGCATCCCTCCAGTGGGTAGACCGCAACACTATTCACGCCAACGACTACAACCCCAACAAGGTCAGCGAGGAAAACCTGAAGCTGCTTATCCAGTCTATCCTGACCAACGGCTGGACACTGCCCATCGTGGTACGCCCTGACGGAACCATCATTGACGGCTTCCATCGCTGGACTGTATCGGGCCGGGAGCCGCTGCTGTCCCTGCTGGGCGGCAAAGTGCCGGTCGTAGTCGTAGACCACCACGGCGACGAGAGCGCCGACGTGTACGGCACCATAACCCACAACCGTGCCCGTGGCACCCACCTGTTGGAGCCGATGAAAGCCATTGTCAAGAAACTCATTGACGAGGGCAAGACCGTGGAGGAAATCGGCAAGCAGCTGGGCATGAAGCCCGAAGAAATCTTCCGCCTGTCCGGCTTTACCAAAGACGAGTTCCTGAACATGATGACCAAGGGCCACGACACATACTCCAAGGCTCAGGTCATCCGCAGCGTATGAAATCGTCCTTGCCAGCGCTCATGCGGGCAGGGGCTTTATCTCGAGGAAAGGAATCATCACTATGGACTACTATGATTTTGTGGCATCCGCCATTGCTGCCGTCGCCAGCCTCTATAATGCAAACGCTGAGCTGGCACATCTCCAGAAGATCGGCGTGAAAGACGTGTGCGTACTCTGGTGCGGCAGCACCCTTCAGAACAACAAGGCTTGGCTGTCCACCACCGTCCCTGACTGTATGTACTACGAGGCAACCTACGACGGCGACAAGAAGGAGCTGCGTCTGGATGCCTATAGGAAGATTCAAAGCGTGAGCATTCCCTGCTGAAAGGAGCACGACACCATGAACACCGTAACCGTATACGCCTGTCCCAGCGTCCCTATGGACAGCATCGAGTGTACCATCGAGTATGACCCTGCTGTGGTCGAAGCCTTTCTGCATCCGCCCAACAGCGGACAGGAGCGGGCCGACGATGGCTCGTTCGGTGACGAAAAGGTACTGTGACGGGGGTGCCCCACACTGAGCGGGCTCGACGACCCCGAAATCATGCTAGTTAGTAATGGAAAAATCAGCCATTTCGTTACGCTTTGTATAACGAATTTCAAGGAATTTTCCAGATAGTTTTACCAGAAAAGGAGGTGGTTTCTGGATGCCTACAAAAGAAAGACTTGCTGACAGAAACGTGACCACCACCGAACTGGCTCTGATACTGGGAATCACAGGCCGCAGAGTGCAGCAGCTGACACAGGATGGTGTGCTTACCACCGTCAGCCGGGGCAAGTTCGTCTTGTCTGATGCCGTGCAAGCCTACATCGGCAGCATCTCCCGTGGCGGACTGACCAAGGAAGAAGCGGAGGAGGCCAAGAAGATTGAGCGGGTCAAGGCCAAGGCTGAGGCCACGCTCAAGACCAGCAAGGCCAAAATCGCACAGGCAGAAGCCAAGGAGCTGTCTGGGCAGATGCACCGCAGCGAGGACGTTGCTGCCATGACCGCCGAACTTATCTACACCATCCGGGGTGCGCTGATGGCGTTGCCCAGCCGGGTGGCCATCAACGCCGCTGCTCTGTCTGACCCTGCTGAGGTCGCAGAGTATATGCGCGGCGAGGTCAATCAGATTGCGGAGGAAATCGCTCTGTTCCGCTATGACCCGGCCAAGTATGAGGCTCGCGTCCGGGAACGCCGGTCGTGGACTGAAAAACTGGGCGGTGACGAGGATGAGTGACAACGCCGCCATCGACCGTCTGAATGCGCTGGTATCTAAGCTGGTAGAAGCCATCCGACCGCCGCCCAACGTGAGCGTTTCCGAGTGGGCTACCAAAAATCGTGTGCTGTCCCCGGAATCATCGGCTGAACAAGGCCGCTGGCGCAACAGCAGAACGCCCTATCTGGTCGAGATTATGGACGCATACTCTGACCCTCACATCCACCACATCGTTGTCGTGGCGTCCTCTCAGGTCGGCAAGAGCGAGTTTGAGAACAACGTCATCGGCAGAACGATTGACGTCGACCCCGGCTCCATCCTTTTTATCCACCCGGTTCAGACTGATGCCAAGGAGTACAGCAAGCTGCGTATCGCCCCCATGATACGAGATTGCCCCACGCTCCGGGCAAAGGTTGCAGAGAGCAAGAGCCGAGACAGCGGCAACACTATTCTTCAGAAGTCTTACCCCGGCGGCATCCTGACCATGTGCGGCTCCACCGAGGCGCACGCTCTGGCATCGAAACCCATCCGCTATGTACTGGGCGATGAACGTGACCGCTGGGCTGCGAGTGCCGGCACAGAGGGCGACCCTTGGGAGCTTGCAATGGCCCGCCAAACTACGTTTTATAACGCAAAGGCTGTGGAAGTCAGCACCCCGACCATCAAGGGACACAGTGCCATTGCCAAGTCCTACGTCAAGGGAACAATGGAGCGATGGGTATCCCAGTGTCCGCACTGCAAGGGGTTTCACGAGCTGCGCTGGGAAGATATTCGGTACGATTACGACACCATCGAGACCCACGGCGAGAAAACCTACAAGGTCAAGGATGTGTGGTATCTCTGCCCGGAGTGCGGCTGCATTTCAGACGAGGTGACCATGAAGCGGGCACCCGCTCACTGGCAGGCCGAAAACCCGGCAGCCTATGAGAATGGCATCCGCAGCTTCTGGCTGAACAGCTTTGTTTCGCAGTGGGCTGCATGGAAAGACACCGTGCTGAAATACCTGAACGCCTTGGGCGATACCAAGAAGATGCAGGTCGTCTACAACACCCGCCTTGGGCTGCTGTGGGAAGACCGCGGCGATGTGCAGGATGAAGACACCATGTTGGGCCGCAGGGAGGAATACCCGGCGGAACTGCCGGATGGCGTGCTGTTCTTGACCGCTGGCATTGATACCCAAGATGATCGCATGGAGTACGAGATTGTGGGCTTCGGCCACTTTGGGGAAACATGGGGTATCGAAAAAGGCATTGTTATGGGCCGCCCGGACAGTGATGAAGTTTGGCAGCAGCTGGATGAACTGGTTTTTGATAGGCAGCTAAAGTTCTCTGATGGATTGAAGATGACTGTGTCCATTTCGTTCGTAGACGAAGGCGGACACTTTACGCAGGATGTGCGTATGCGCTGCCACGACCGAATCGGCAAAAAGGTTTTCTGCATCAAAGGTATGCCGGGCCCAGATAAGCCTTTTACGGCTCCGCCAAAGAAGCAGAAAATCACGATTCAAAACAAGTACGTTGGGATGTGCTGGCAATACCAGATAGGTGTTGACTCTGGAAAGCAAATCATCATGGACGATTTGAAAGTACAGGAGCCGGGAGCTCGATATTGCCATTTCCCGCGCCGGGATGACTACGGTCTGAGATATTTCAACGGCTTGTTGTCCGAACATTTGATTTACAAAGAGGGGCACCGAAACCCATGGCAGTGGGATAAAATCTCCGGCCACGAGCGCAACGAGCCTTTAGACTGTCGGAACTACGCTCTGGCAGCTTACAAGGTCGTACCAAAAGACCTAGATGCCATTGACCGCAGGCTAAAGCAGCTGCGCGGCAAGGCAGTCGATACCCCGGCAGTAGTAAATATTCAACAACCCATCTCCCACTCCCGGTCAACCGGCAGGAAGCGGGAGAAACTTTTAGACGACTGGTGAGGTGTGAGGTATGGATACCGTGACCATCAAAAAGCGGCTGGAGTTCCACACACAGCGGCTTGACAACCTGTATTTGGCCTACAACAAGCTGCTTTCCGGCGGCGTGAAAAGCTACCGTCTTGATGACCGGGAACTTACACGCCTCGACCTCGGCAAATTGAGCGATGAAATCAAGGATGCCGAGGAAAAAGTCGATGAACTGACTGCGCTGCTGAACGGCCAGAGTGCCCGCAAGGCATTTGCCGTTATTCCGCACGATTGGTAATTTTTTAGGGTGACAGCCCATCTGGGCTTTTGCCGCGGACTGGCTGCTTTTTACTCCTTTCCCTAGCCAGCCCGCTTAGTTTGAAATTTACGGAGGCGATTACTTTTGAGCGTCAGATACCGCGTCACTGCTGCACCGCAAGCCAGCGGATACAGCGAAGCGGGCGCATCCCACAAGCGGCGCGCGCTGCGGGCATTCTTCCCCAACAGCAACTCGCCGAGCAGCGATATACACGACAACGCCGATACCCTGCGGCAGCGCAGCCGGATGCTCTACATGAGCGCACCGATTGCCACGAGTGCCATCAACACCAACCGCACAAAGGTGGTCGGCACTGGCCTGAACCTGAAAGCAACCATTGACCGGGATCTGCTGGGGCTTTCCCCGGAGGCGGCCAAAGAATGGCAGACCAAGACCGAGGCTGAGTTCCGGCTGTGGGCGGAGAACCGCCGCAGCTGCGATGCCATGGGGCTGAACAACTTCTACGGCTTGCAGCAGCTGGCCTTGAAAAGCTGGCTCATGAGCGGCGACGTGTTCGCCGTGGTGAAAATCCGTAACCCGGACAAGCTGCATCCCTATGGCCTGCGGCTGCATCTGGTGGAGGCCGACCGAGTGTCCACCCCGGACAAGTGCGGCGGTCTGCTGGATGGTCTGGGCTACACCGAGGGCAAGAACCCCAGCAACGGAAACAAAATCTATGACGGCGTGGAAGTAGACAGCAGCGGTGCAATCGTGGCCTACTGGGTGCGAAACACCTACCCGCACGAATGGAAGAGCGATACGACCACATGGCAGCGGGTAGAGGCCGTCGGCGCAACTACCGGGCTACCCCAGATCCTGCACATCATGGAATCGGAACGCCCGGACCAGTACCGTGGTGTTCCGCTCATTGCGCCCATCATCGAACCGCTGCTCCAGCTGCGCAGATACACCGAATCGGAACTGATTGCAGCACTGGTCCAGAGCTACTTCACGGCGTGGATCGTCACCAACACGTCCAAGAGCGGCATTCCATTCAGCGAAACTGGAAGCGGTGACCTTGGCGGTGTTCCTGTGGATAATCCACAGGCCAGCAATGTCAGCCACAGTGATTCCGAATATGAGATGGGGCCCGGTCAGGTTTTTCACCTCGGCCAAGACGAGGATGTCAAGTTTGGAAATCCGAATCTCCCGACTGCGGGCTTTGATACGTTCGTTCGGACGATGTGCAAGCTGATGGGTGGAGCCATCGAGATGCCGTATGAACTGCTGCTGAAAGAGTTCAATGCCAGTTATTCGGCAAGCCGCGCTGCCCTGCTGGAAGCATGGGAGGCGTTCAAGATGCGCCGCACATGGCTGGTGGACAGCTTCTGCCAGCCCGCGTATGAAATCTGGCTGGCAGAGGCCGTAGCCCGTGGGCGAGTAATCGCTCCGGGCTTTTTTGATGACCCGCTGCTCCGTGCTGCATGGTGCGGTGCCCGCTGGATTGGCCCTGTGCAGGGCAGTCTTGACCCCGCCAGGGAAGTCAATGCAGCCATTCTCCAGACGCACCACGCCTTTAAGACCCACGAACAGGTCACCCTTGAGATGGGCGGCGGCGACTGGACCGAAAACGCCGAACAGCTGGCTCGTGAAAATGAGCAGCTGAAAGCAGCTGGCCGTGAGGGCGCAATCGAAACCACCGCCAGCATTACGACACAGGGAGGTAAGCAAAATGCCCAAACCGAATGACGCACCGCAGGTGAATATCCTGCGGCCTTGTTATGCAATGGCCAGCACTGACGGCCAGACCGCGGATATTACTATGTACGGCGAAATCGTGGAAACGCAGCCCATCGACTGGTGGACTGACAAGCCGATTCCGGGGCAGTACATCATCGAGAGCGAGTTCCTGTCGGACTTGCAGCAGGTTGAAAACTGCCCGCAGATCATCATCCGCATGGACAGTCTGGGCGGCGATGCGGGCGTTTCCATCCTGATTCACAACAGGCTGCGCGAACTGGCCGCCAAGGGCACGAAGCTGACCTGCATTGTGGACGGCGTGGCCATGTCTGGCGGCAGTCTTATCATGTGCGCCTGCGATACGGTAAAGGTGAATCCTTCCAGTCTTGTGATGATTCACAAGTGCTGGACTCCCATTCGAGGTGCGCTCAATGCTGACGAACTTCGCAAGGCTGCGGAAGCCAATGATGCATGGGATAAGAGCCAAGTCGCCATCTACAAGCGGAAGACTGGCCTGTCTGAAACCGTGCTGCTGCACATGATGAGCGACACCACCTATATGACGGGCAAGGAGGCCATCGAAAAAGGCTTTGCCAATGAGCTGCTGGACGATGCCGAGCCCGTGGCAATTTCCGCAAGCGCAGACCGCCAGACCATCTACGCAAAGGGTCACGCCCTGCGCCTGATGCCCGGCGTAAAGCTGCCCGACAACATCCCTATGGCTAAAGCGGCTGCACTTGCTGCCGCTGCTGCAAATACACCGGCGGCACCCGCCGCCCAGTCCAACGAAGGAGGACAATCCACTATGGCAAACAATGCAAATCCCACCACTGCAACCCCCGCAGCGGAAAACCCGCAGACCGCGGTTGACGCAGCCGTGAGCGCGGAGCGCAACCGTCTGGCCGAAATCGATTCGGTGGCAAGCCTGTTTGACCCCGCTCTGGTGCAGGAGGCTAAGTACGGCGAGACCGCTTGCGATGCTCGCGAGCTGGCATTCCGCGCCGCCAAGACTGCTGCTGCGCAGGGTCACGAGTTCCTGAAGAATCTGGCAGCGGACAACGCCGCATCTGGTGCACAGAACGTGGAGGCTGTTCCGGGCGCGTCTGCATCTGGCAGCCCGGAATCTCCGCCCGATGCAAAGGGCAATGTGCCCAAGACGCAGGCCGAGCGCATGGCTGCTGCCGACGCAGCCGTTGCCGAACTGCTCGACGATGACAAGAAGTAAGGAGGAACACTACTATGAGCGAACTGAGCAAATCTCTCGGCACCATGGAGTATGACGGCCTGATTGCCGATATCAACCCCAAGCTGGTTGTCAGCGGCGGCACCCTCCGCAAGCTGGGTGCTGCCGGCACCATCAAGCGCGGCACCATTCTGGCAAAGTCCGGCGGTACCGCAGGCGATAACAAGCTGGTGGCGCTGGGCACCGCTGCCAGCGGTGATACGGAGACCCTGACTGCATACGCCATCCTGTGCGATGATGTTGAGGTTGGCACCACTGATGATGTGACCGTTCCCGTCTATCTGGCCGGCTGCTTCAACCTGAACAAGTGTGTCACCATCAATGACCATACTATCACCGAGGCTGAGAAGGATGCCCTGCGTAACGGCGGCATTTTCTTCAAGGCTGCTGCACCTGCACTGTGAGGAGGATACAACAATGCCTGCTGAACTGAATTTCTTCGATACCTATACCCTGATGGCCGTGGAACGGCGTGCTGTTCCCAGACAGACCTTCTTCCGTGACCGCTACTTCGGCACCGACGACGGCGATATCTTCAACTCCGACAAGGTTCTGACCGAGTACATGGACGGTGACCGCAAGATGGCTGCATTCGTTGGCCCTCGTGTCGGTGCAATCCCGATGGAGCGCGTGGGCTACGAGATCCACGAGTTCGAGCCCGCTGCCATCGGTGTGAGCCGCGAACTGTCCGTCGATGACCTGACCAAGCGCGGCTTCGGCGAGGCTATCTATGCCAACAGCACTCCCGCCCAGCGTGCCGCAAGGCTGGTTCAGAACGACCTCGTGGACATGGACAACCGCATCATCCGCACCGAGGAGTGGATGTGCGCACAGACCATGCTGGAGAACGGCTGCACCATGCAGGAGATGATCGACAACCAGACCAAGGGCGAGGCCAAGGTCGTGAAGTTCTACAACCCCGGTCACGAGAACGACCACCTGTACACTGTGGCACATAAGTGGTCTGAGGATACCGGCGACTTCTTCGGCGATGTTCCTGCCATGTGCCGTCTGCTGTCCAAGCGCGGTCTGCGCGCCGTTGACATGCTGCTGGGTGCCGATGTTTACGATGCCGTCCTGAACATGGAAAAGGTTCAGCGCCTGCTGGACAAGAACTCCGGCATCATCGTTGGCAAAATCGAGCAGGAACTGAGCGCATACGATGGCGTTACCTACGGCGGCACCCTCAACTTCCGCGGCTATAAGCTGAACCTCATTTCCGTGGATGAAACCTACGTTGACACCGCCAACGCAGAGCAGCGTTACTTCCCGAAGACTGATGCCCTGATTACGGCTCCTGGCTGCGGTCATCTGATGTATGGCGCCATCACTCAGATCAACTATGGCGATACCATCCAGTCGACCATCGCTGCCCGCCGCGTTCCTAAGTTCAGCATCGATCAGGAGAACGATGTGCGTAAGATGAGCCTGAAGACCCGCCCGCTGGCTGCACCCAAGAACTACATTCCTTGGATTCGCGCCAAGAACGTGGTCGGCTAAGTCCGGCCTGAAAGGAGTACGCCGATGATTGTTGAAATTCTTTGCGGTGGCTACGGCTGCCCCACCAAGACTGGCGTTCACACTGTTTCGCGCGGCGAGCGGTGTGAGGTCAGCGATGTCGAAGCAGCCCGCCTTATCGGGCTGGGTGTGGCGAAATATGTGTTTTCCGCTCCCACTGCCCCGGAAACAGCCCCTGCAGACGTTCCGGCAACTGCGGAAGGTAACGACACCCCTGACGAGGAAGCCTCGCAGGGCGGCTCGGAGACGGCCACCCTTGCCCCCGACCAGCTGCGCAGCATGACCGTTGCCAATCTGAAAAAGCTGGCGGCGGATATGGGCATCGACACGAAACAGCTCAAAACCAAAGATGCACTCATCGAGGCCATCTGCGCCGAGGAAGTAATTCCCGGCGATGAGTGCGCCAGCGGCCCGGAGCTGTCTGCGGCGATGCCCACGGCGTGAGTGCCTTTAAGGACGCTGTGCAGGAAGACCTGAACAGCGTCTTTCTGAATCTGGACGAGTTCGCCGAGACACATACGGTCTACTATGACGGAGAGGAATACCCTGATGTTCCTCTGGTTCTGACTGGGCTTTCTGAAAAGGAACGTGTGCGCCAGACCATCAGCGACCATGCACAGGGTCTGTACCGGGTCAGCCGGGTGATGCACTGCGATATTGCAGCCCTCGGCGGAAAGCAGCCGGAGAAGGACTGCAAGCTGGGCATTGACGAGGACGGGTTCGTCCGAAACTACTATGTAGCATCCTCTGTCTGCGAGATGGGGATGCTGCGGGTGGAACTGGAGGCGATTGACGAATGAGCTGGCAAGAATATATCTCCTACGAGCCTCTTAACGTCAAAGAACGCCCGGCGGCCGCTCTTGCAGTGACTGTTGAATCGGATATTGACCGAGTGTCTGCACTGCTGTCTGGCATCAAAGGCGGCTGGCAACAGGCTGTTGGTTCTGCGCTTGCAAGAGCTGCAAATGCAGGAAAAACGGAGGCCAAGAAAGCCGTAACGGAGCAGTATGCGCTTAGTGCGAGCGAGTTTGTCAACCGCACAAAGAATGTCAACCATTTCAACCGTTCGTCAGATGGCGAAATCACGGTAAGTTTTGGCTACCGTGGCTCTGTTATTCCGCTGATGCGTTTTGATACGAGCATAGACCGTTCCGGCCGTGTCGTTACCCGCGTTATGAAAACGAGTACCAAAAAAGCCCTCGACCACGCATTTAGCGCAAAGATGGGAAGCCATATCGGTGTTTATGAGAGAATCGGCACCAGCCGCTTCCCTGTGAAAGAACTGTATGGTCCATCAACGCCGCAGATGATTGGAACCAACGAAAGCGTTTCAGATCAGGTCGAGGACAAGATGGCGGAGGTGTACGAAAAACGCATTGAGCATGAAATTACGCGAATTTTGAACGGATGGGGTGTCTGATATGACCAGTGTTGTTTTGCTTGAGCAGCTGAAAGCGTTTACGAAAAAAATCATGACCGACATGATTCTCCCGGTGGCTATGCAGCAGGGCGATACCGAACAGTCCTACCGCGCCCCGGAAGTCTATCTGATGCGGCTGCCCGACAGCCGTTCGGCCAAGAAAAAAGCCCCGTACATCATCCATCGGGTCATCCCGCTGGAAACGGAGCAGCAGCCTGGCAACGAGGAGCGCACGGTGGTTTCTGTGCGCTCTATCTTTTGCTGCTACAACCCGGATGAACAGGAGGGCGACCTTGCGCTCCTGAACATGATGGAGCGTTTCCGGGTGGAGCTGCTGAAAGTCCGCAAGGTAGGCGGCACTGGCACCGATGGAAAGCATCGGTATCAGTTTGCGCTTGACCTGTCTCCCGGTCATAAGCTGGAAAGTGTTCCTTACGACGAGGAAACCAAACCGTATTACGCCGGAGAGATGATTACCTACTGGAAGCTGCCGACCGTGCAGCAAACGGAGGACATTAAATTATGGCGGTAAAAAAGACCGCGGCGGAACAGCCCGCCGAAACTACCGTGAACGCCGAGCCTGCGCAGAGCAAGCCCGGCGTTTCCATTTACGTCGGTCCGTCCATTCTGGGCTATATCCAGAAAAATACGATTTACCCCTGCGCTGCTGCGGAGGCGGTGAATCGTGACGATGTGAAAATCGCCACCGAGAAATATCCCGGCGTGGCCGACTTCATCATCGATGTGGCCGAACTGAACACTACGCCTGAAAAGGCAAAAGCACGCGGCGAGGCTATCCTTGCGTATGCCCGGATGCTCGCCAAATCCAAGTAAGGAGGATTACATACTATGGCAGATCATGGTATTAACGTCAGCCGCGCCGACACCGCCGTGGCAACCCCGAACGCCGCAACCTGCGGCATCCCCTTTGTCATCGGTACGGCACCGCTGTCCAAGGCAACTGGCACCGCTGCAACCGCTGGCACCCCTGTACTGTGCACCAGCTACACCGAAGCAGAGGAACAGTTGGGTTATGACAACGACTGGGCAAAGTTCACCGTTTGCGAGGTGATGTACTATCACTTCAAGCTGTGTGCCTGCCAGCCGGTTATTTTCCTGCCGCTCGCAGAAAACGCCGAGGCAGAGGCTGTGGCAGCTGCCGTAGAGCAGGTCGAGGCTTGTCTGACGATGTTCGGCATTGTGCCTGACCTGATTATGGCACCCGGCTTCTCCAAGGAGGCTACCGTTGCTGCTGCGCTGGCTGCAAAGGCGGGCTCCATCAACGGTATGTTCTCTGGCAAGGCTCTGGTGGATATTTCCGCAAAGACCTATACTGCCGCAGTGCAGGCCAAGAACGCTGGCACTTACGACCAGAAGTCCATTCTGTGCTGGCCTAACGGCACTCTGGGCGATCTGAAGTTCCACGGCTCCACCCTCATGGCGGGCTGCCTCGCGGAGACCGACACCAACAATGGCGGCATCCCTTACGAGAGCCCCTCCAACAAGACCGTCCACATCGACGGTCTGTGCGATGATGACGGTGCAGCCATCAACCTGACCTACAATCAGGCAAACGTGGTCGATGCTGCCGGCATCTGCACGTTCCTGAACTTCATGGGCAGCTGGACCGCATGGGGCAACCACACTGGCTGCTACCCCAAGTCCACTGATGTGAAGGACTACTTCATCCCGCTCAGCCGTATGTTCGACTACGTCTCCAACACCCTCATCAAGACGTTCTGGAGCAAGCTCGACAAGCCGATGAACCGTCGTCTCATCGACACCATTCTGGATAGCGCCAACATCTGGCTGAACGGTCTGGTGGGCGCAGGCTATCTGCTGGGTGCCCGTGTGGAAATGCTGGAAAACGAGAACCCGCTGACCAGCCTGATGGCGGGCAAAATCAATCTGCACGTCTACATGACCCCGCCCTCTCCGGCGCAGGAAATTGATTTTGTGCTGGAATATGACGCTGACTATGTGACCAGCGCACTCCAGTCCTAAAAAGGAGGCACTACAATGGCAATCGATCAGAGCGTTATCAACTTCGCGGTCTATGAGGACAGCGTGGAGTATCTGGGTATGTCGAAAGTTACCCTGCCTGATGTTACCTTTCTGACGCAGAGCATTTCGGGCGCTGGTGTCGGTGGTAACGTCGAAGCGGTCATTCTGGGCCATTTGGAGGCTATGACCCTTGGTCTGGAATTCCGCACCACCACGCCGCAGTCCGTCCAGTTGTCGGAGCTGCGCCGTCACAGCATTGACCTGCGTGTGGCAAACCAGTATGAGGATCCTGTTGCGGGCACGGTCGAGGCACGGAAGGAAAAGCATATTTTCGTGGTCGTGCCCAAATCGACCAAGGGTGGCGCCATTGCCCCCGCAACGCCCACCTCTGGCTCCGGTGAGTACGCTGTCCGCTACTGGGCAACGTACATCAACGGTAAGAAGGTGCGTGAACTGGACCCCCTCAACTTCATCTGCTACATCAACGGTGTGGATTATCTGGCCGGTGTCCGTGCGGCCCTGGGCAAGTAATCCGCATATACCGTTCAGCCGGAGCTGCATTTTGCAGTCCCGGCCTATTTTTTGAGCGTGAAAGGAGCTATCCAGCATGAACGCCGTCATTGACCCGAAAGAATTTGATGCAGCTCAGGCTGCCGCCGCAAAGGCTGCTGCCGCTGCTGACCCGTACACCTACACCCACAAGCTCCAGAAGCCCCTTGACTATGAGGGCAAGCACTACGAATCCCTCACGTTCGACTGGGGCAAGCTGACCGGCAATGACTCCCTCGCCATCGAGGCCGAGCTTACGGCTCTGAATCAGCCGGTTATCATCCCCTCGATGAGTGCGGGCTACCTTATCCGCATGGCCTGCCGGGCGTGTACCGAGCCTATCGGTGTTGATGTTATCGGTGCTATGAGCATCCGGGACTACAACACCATCCGCACCAAAGCGAGAAATTTTTTGCTGAGGTCGGACTTGTAACCGGTGATGGCGGCGTGTGGCTGCGGCGACAGGTGCTTGCAATGGCACAGGTCAACTGTACGCCTGCGCCCTACTGGCTGGAAATGCCCCTGTATCAGTTCCGGCAATGGATCCGCAGCAGCAATGATCTCATTGCCGAGCGCCAGAGAGCGAGAAAGGACGGTAAGTAGTGGCTCGTAAAGAGTGGGAGCTGCTGTTCAACCTGTCCGCCAAACAGAACAGCAGCTTTTCCAGTACATTCAAGGCTGCTCAGTCTGCCCTTGTGGAAACGCAGGGGAAGATTCAGCTGTTGAACAAAGTACAATCCGACATTTCGGCGTACCAGAAGCAGCAGCAGGCCGTTGACGCAACCCGTCAGCGGCTTTCTGTTTTGCAGCAACAGTACGACAACATCCAGAAAGAGATTCAGGAAACCGAGGGCTACTCCTCCGCGCTGGAAAACAAGCTGCTTTCCAAACAGGCGCAGATCGACAAGACCACGGCCTCCCTGAACACTTATGAGCAGCGTTTGGCTGCCACCGGGAATGCTCTGCACGAAGCTGGCGTGGATACCACGCAGCTGACGGCGGAAAGCGTCCGGCTGGAAACTGAGGTCGATAAGCTCAAGGATAAGCAGGTTGACCTCAAGAAAACGATGGACGAGGCCGGTGAGGGCGCAAAGGGATTCGGTGAAAAATCGGTCGAGGCGCTTGAGACGGTCGAGGCCACGCTGGCCACGGTCGGCATTTCAAAGGCCCTCGGAGAAATCCGGGATGCCTACATGGACTGCATCAACACCGCAGGTGATTTTGAAGCATCCATGAGCAATGTCGAGGCCCTCTCCGGTGCTACCGGTGAGGAGCTGACGGCTCTGTCCGACAAGGCCAAGGAAATGGGCGCAACCACGAAATTCACCGCTGGCGAATCGGCTGATGCTCTGTCCTACATGGCTTTGGCAGGCTGGGACACCCAGTCTATGCTGGAGGGCATCAGCCCGGTGCTGAATCTGGCTGCTGCCGCCAACATGGATCTGGCGCAGGCATCCGATATTGTCACCGACTATCTGACCGCCTTTGGTCTGAAAGCCTCTGACACTACGCACTTTGTCGATGTGATGGCCTACGCCATGGCTCACTCCAACACGGACGTGATCCAGCTGGGCGAGGCATACAAGGCGTGTGCATCCACCGCCACCTCCCTCGGCTACTCTGTCGAGGAAACCACCGCAGTTCTGGCTACCATGGCCAATGCCGGTGTTAAGGGCGGCGAGGCTGGCACGGCCCTGAATGCAATTATGACCCGCCTTGCCACCAACACCAAGGGCTGCGCCGATGAACTGAAGAAGTACGGCATACATATCTACGATGCACAGGGCAATATGCAGTCCCTGACCAGTATCCTTACCGGGACTACCGGGGTCTGGGGCGACCTGACCGACCAAGAGCAGGCCAACCTTGCCAAGACCATTGCTGGCACAAACCAGTATTCCAAGTTGCAAACCATCATGGCCGGGTGCAGTGAGGCTGCCGCCGAGGGCGGGCAGTCGTTCTCCGACTACACCGAAGCCCTGAACAACTGCGCCGGGTCTGCCGACAAGATGGCGGGCACCATGCTCGACAACATGAACGGCAGGCTGGTTCTGATGCAGTCTGCCTCTGACGGCCTGAAAATCGCCATCGGCGAGGATTTGACTCCCACCATGTCCGGCCTGTACGATGTTGGCGCGCAGGTTCTGGGCTGGATGCAGGGCTTTGTCGAGGAAAACCCCGGCGTGGTCAAGGGCATTGCCGCCGGAACGGTCACGCTGGGCGGCCTGATTGGAACGCTGACCGCTGTTTCTGCCGGCATCAAGCTGGCTCATGTAGCGGCAACGTTGTTCACCGGCTCGCTGGCTGGCCTTGCTGGACCGCTGACGCTTGCATCTGTGGCAATTGCCGGAACGGTTACGCTCGTCACGGCACTGGCAACATCTGCCGATGCGACAGTGCCCTCTGTAAAGGAGCTGACCAGCGCCGCTCGTGACATGGGCGACAGCATGGAAGAAGCGAGCGCAAGCTACGATTCCACCCTGTCCAACATTGCAGCGACCGCCAGCGTTGCGGACCAGTACATCAGCAAGTTGGAGGCCATCGAGGCCGCCACAAATGGGAACACAGACGGAAATGCCGAATACCACGACACGCTGGCCCGGCTGTCTGTTCTGGTGCCCAGTCTGGCTGACGACATTGACCTTGAAACGGATTCCATCAAGGGCGGCACTGAAGCCCTGCGCCAGCATACAGACGCTTATGTGGCCGATGCAAAGGCGCAAGCCCGACAGGAATACCTGAACGGCTTATACGAACAGTACAACAATGTGCTGGTTGAGAGCGCCGAGAACGAAACCAAGCTGGCGACCGCGCAGGCAAAGGTGGAAAAATCCAATGCCGGCATGTCTGCTGCCTACGATAAGCTGCTGACCACCCTCGGCCTGACGGATGAACAGTTCAAGCTCACCTACGGCACGGTGGAAGATCTGCCGTGGCGCACCATGAGCGAGGATGTGCAGCAGCTGCGCACCGAGTACATGGGATACTCGGACGACCTTATCACCGCCCGGCGAGAGGTCGAAAACTATACCGCCGCCGTAGAGCGGGATCAGGAGGCCATCAATGCCGCCGAGTCCGAGTATCAGGAGGCCAGCGCCGCAGTCGATGCCCTGAACGCTTCGCAGCAGTCCGCCGCCGACAGCGCAGACGATGTTGCAGCGCAGCAGCAGAATGTGGCGAATGCCATCTCTGATGCAGAGCTTCGGATTCAGGACATCATTGCAGCCTACAAGGATGCCTATGATGAAGCCTACGGCAGCATCAGCGGCCAGTATGCGTTGTGGGATTCTGCGGAAAAGGTCGTTTCGACCTCCGCTGCATCCATCAGTAATGCACTGCAAAGCCAGATCACCTACTGGGACAACTACAACCAGAACCTCGAAAAGCTGAACGAACGGGCGGCTGACATCGACGGTCTGAGTGAAGTTATCGCCAGTTTTGCGGATGGTAGCAAGGAATCCGTCAATGCGATTGCCGGTATGGTCTCGGCCTCGGATGCTGACCTCGCCAAAATGGTTGAGAACTACGCTGCGCTGAAAGAAGCGCAGGATACCACCAGCGAATCTATCGCCGACCTCAAGACCGGCATGAGCAATTCTATGGACGAAATCGCCCAGACCGTAGCCGATACCGTATCGGAAATGGACATGAGCGATGAGGCTACGGAAAGCGCCAAGGCGACGATTCAGGGCTTCATCGATGGCGCATCCAGCATGATGCCCCGTGTGCAGGAAGCCTATGCCAAAATCGCCTCGGCGGCCTCTACTGCGCTGGCAGGCTCCAACGAGCGCTACAATGTCAACCACGGAATCCCCGGATATGCTGTTGGTACGGAAGATGCGGCCCCCGGCTTTGCCCTCGTTGGTGAGCATGGCCCGGAGCTGGTCTACTTCAACGGCGGGGAATCTGTTCTGACGGCCTCGGAAACCAGACGGGAGATGGAGAGCGCAAGCGTTACCCCCATGAGCGCTGAGCTGCCAGAGAGCAGCGGCTCCTCCTCAGCACGCAGCACGGTTCCTATATCGCTCTCGCCGGTTTACCATATTTCAGGTATATCTGATACTGCCGAGCTGCAAAACGTCCTGAATGCCCAGAATGACAGCCTGAGAGAACTTATCCTCGAAATCGTGAAAGATGCAGAGGACGATGATTTCAGAGGGAGGTATGCATGAGTAAAACCTATACGACTGTGCAAGGCGACCGTTGGGACAGCGTGGCCTATAAGCAGCTCGGCAGTTGCGCCTATGCTCCCAACCTGATGGCTGCTAATCCGCAGCACTTGGGCTATTTTGTGTTCCCGGCCGGAATCGTGCTGACGCTCCCGAATACCGAGACACAAACCAGCTCCACCTTGCCCCCGTGGAAGAAGGTGGTCACATGAGCGACGAAAATACCGCCCGCCATGCCGAGTGTACGGTGGAGTTTGACGGTGTGGACATCACCAGCAGCATCAAGCCCTACCTGCTGTCGCTGACATTTACCGATAATGAGGAAGATGCCAGTGACGACCTGCAGATCAAACTCCAAGACCGGGAGGGCGTTTGGATGACCGACTGGCTCCAGAAGATGCTGGACGGCGATGTGTCGGCCGCATCTTCTGATGGCTACAAGGTTGGTGACGTGGTGCAGTTTCTCGGTGGTCCGCACTACAAGGCATCTACCGACAAAAAGGCAAACGGAACACCAAAGGCTGGTCCGGCCAAGATCACCATCATCAAACAGGGTGCGCTGCACCCGTACCATGTTATTCACACGGACGGAACGTCCCGGGTCTATGGCTGGGTCGATGCCAGCGAGATCTCCGGTAAATCTGGCGGCAGTTCTTCCGGCAGCGGTGAAGGCGGCCTGAAAATCCGGGCTACCATCACGGCCTGTAACTGGCACTCTGACGGGAAGGATGAGGCGCTGGACTGCGGGGAGTTTGAGTTGGACAGCATAAACGCATCCGGCCCGCCCGACATCATCACCATAAAGGCCACGGGGCTGCCCTATACCAGCCAGATCCGGCAGACCAAGCAGAGCAAGGGTTGGGAAAAGTACAAATTATCCGGCATCGCCAATGAAATGGCGAAGAAGAACGGTATGCAATCCCAGTTTCTTGCAAAGCAAGACCCGGAGTATAAGCGTGTGGAGCAGTACCGCTGCTCTGACATCGACTTCCTGTCGCAGCTGTGCCATGATGCCGGCCTGTCGCTGAAATGTACAGACGGCAAAATCGTCATCTTCGACCAGAAGGAATACGAGGGAAAAGATTCTGCATGGACTGTCACCAAGGACGACAAGAGTTATATCAAGTGGAGCCACACGCTCGGCCAGGCCGGAACGCAGTATGCGTCCTGCCGGGTGTCCTATGTTGGGCCGAACGGCAAGCCCCTTGAGGGTATCGCCTACGTCAAGGACTACGATGCCAAGAGCAAAACCAACCAGCAGCTGGAAGTTTATGCCCCGGTCACGAGCAAGGCCGAGGCCAAAGAACTGGCTGCCAAAAAGCTCCGACTGCACAACAAGTTTGAGCGTCAGGTGGGCTTTACCTATTCCGGTGATCCGGGCAAGGTGGCCGGTCTGACGTTTGAGGCTAAGGACTTCGGGCCGTGGGATGGAAAGTACATCGTGAAGCAGGCCAAACATACCGTGACTGGCTCTGGCGGGTACACCACGCAGGTTTCCGGCCGTCATGTTTTAGGAGGGTACTGATGAACACTGCTGTTGACGTTCGCCTCGGTAAAGTCACCGATGTGAACAAAGAAAAGCGCCTTGTCCGTTGTAAGTTTGAGGACACAGGCATCACGTCCGGCTGGCTCCCGGTGATGCAGCACTACAAAGCCATTGTCTATACGGAGTCAGCCGGTGAGCATAATCACCAGTATATCCACCCCAGCCCATACAACCTTGAAATCAAAAAGACCATGGATGGCTCCCGCCAGATTTGGGATGAAGAGGAAAAGGTTATCGGAGCGGACAACTCCACCGACCATCAGCACAAGTCTCATGTGGTGTGGTGGGTGCCCGCCATTGATGACATCGTGATCTGTCTGTACCTGCCGTGCTTCAACGCTGACGGCTTCGTGTTGGGAGGGATTTATCCGTGATTGTTGGATGCCTCGGAGACATTATCTTTGCCGTGTTCGATGGTTACGTCAAAACCATCAAGGACATGGCGCAGAGCGTGTCTGCCAGATACACCACCCATCAGCGTGCCGGAGGCAAGGCTCTGGCCGAGTTTACGGGCACGGATGCCGACACCATCACGTTCGATATTGAACTTTCGGCGTACCTTGGCGTGGCTCCAAGCAAGCAGCGCGAGATCCTGAAGGGGTATGTCGATAATCACACGACGCTGCCGTTTGTCCTCGGCAATGAAGTCTTCGGCAGCTATCGGTGGGTCATCAAATCCGTGAAATTCAAGACCAAGTACACAGACGCTTTCGGCGTTCCGACATGGATTACTGCGAGCGTCACTTTACTGGAATATCCGAGAGAGTGAGGCGATTTTATGAGCAATTATCTGGTGTCGGCAAATGACCTGACCTCCATTTCCCTCGGCGAGCAGTATACCGTGGCCAGCATTTTGCAGAACATCGCCGTCATCCTATCCACGCCGAAAGGCACCGTGCCGGGCTACCGGGAGTTTGGCATCGACATCTCGGATATTCTTGACCGCCCGGAAAACGTGGCGCAGCCTATGCTCTGCGCCGCCATCAAGGAAGCCATCGAACGGTTTGAACCGAGAGCCACTTATATGGGGACTACGTTCAAATCCTCCAAGGACAACCCCGGAACGATGCTTCCCGTTGTGGAGGTGAGCATCAATGCGTAGTACCGCAGACCACCAGTTCATCAGCACCGATGTTGACGAACTGGATGCGCTGCTCTGTGCGGGGTATGAGCAGTTTTTTGGCACATCCGTGCGCCCCGGCAGCCCGGAACGGCTGTTCATCTCGTGGATTGAGGACGCGATAATCTACGAGCGTGCCCTCAACAACCACGCTGACAACCAGAATCTGCCCAGCCGGGCAGAGGGCGAGAATCTGGATGCGCTGGCGGAGCTGTTCTACTTGCAGCAGCGCCCGCAGCCTACCGCAGCAACCTGCACCATGCGTTTCAACATCAGCGAGGCGCGGCAGAGTGCAATCCTCATCCCGTCCGGCACTCGCGTCACGGACGCAAACGCCTCGCTGTATTGGGCAACCACGGCAGATGAATATGTGCCTATCGGTTCGACCTATACGGACGTTACGGTGGTATGCCAGACCTCCGGCACTGTCGGAAACGACTTTGCGGTCGGCGACATTAACACCATTGTTGATGTGTACGACTATTATTCTGGCTGCTCCAACGTCACGGCCAGCGCCAACGGCAGCGATGCCCCGGACGATGACGAGTTCTACCAACTGCTGCTTGATAGTCAGGCGGCGTGGTCCAGCGCAGGGCCTGTTGGCAGCTACAAGTATTTCGCCAAGAGCGTGTCCACTAAAATCGCCGATGTGGTGGCGAACAACCCAAGCCCCGGCACTGTCTGCCTGTACGCCGTCATGGATGATGGCAGCATTGCCCCGGACGAAACCAAGAAAGCGATGGTGGAGGTTTGCTCTGCCGATGAGGTACGGCCTCTGACCGACCGTGTCATATCTGGTGACCCCGATGTTGTAACCTACAACATCGACCTGACCTACTATCTGACCCGCGATGGCGACATTTCCGCTACTGACGCACAGACACGAGTAAACGAGGCCGTGCAGCAGTACATCAAATGGCAGTCCGGCAAGATGGGCCGGGACATCAACCCCGACAAGCTGCGGTATCTGCTGCTGGAAGTCGGCATCAAACGTGTTGACCTTAAACAGCCGGCATTCACTCCGCTGGAAGACGGAAAACCGTCCGTTGACCTCACCTCGGACAAGGTGCCGCAGGTAGCCAAGGTGGGTACAGTCACCGTGCAGAGCGGAGGGTACGAGGATGAATAACGGCCTGACCGCCGAGCGGATGATGGATTCCTTCCCGCTTGCGCTCCAGAAAGATCCGAAAATGGTCGCTCTGGCTCATTCCATCGCCAACGTGCTGGAAATGAGTCTTGATGAAATCACCCTCGGCCAAATCTATACTCGCATCGATGAACTGCCGGAAGACCTGCTGGATATTTTGGCAAAAGACTTTGCTGTAGATTGGTATGACAAGTCTTATACCCTTGAAGAAAAGCGCAAAACAATCAAGGGCAGTTGGTATGTGCATAGGCATCGTGGAACAAAAGCGGCAGTGGAAGCCGCAATAGCGGCACTTTATCCGAATCCGGTCATCGAGGAATGGTTTGATTACGACGGTTCACCTTACCATTTCCGGCTCAGAATACCGGTGGATTATATCGACACTGCCAAACACGAACAGATTTGCAGAAAAATCATCTGCTACAAGAATTTGCGGTCACATCTGGACAGGATTATTTATGAAATATCGTCAAGAAATTTGACTTCTGCTTATATTGCCGGTGCTCCGTGCGGGATGTACTGCACCATGAGCGCCCGGGTGCGGGGAAAGATACCGCCGCAGAGCGGCAGGGTGGCGGCGCTTGCCGGGGCGGCAGCAGCGGGCGTATACGCGCAAACCGGAGCAAAATTGAGATTGGAGGATTGATAAAATGAGTTGGAACACATCCGCGTACACGGAGCTGGGTACGGCCATGCTGACCGAGGCTATGGCCGGTAAGCGCATGACGTTTACTCGGGCAGTTGGTGGCGCTGGCATCGTGGCCGCCGACGACTTGCCCAAGGCCACGGCAGTGACCGACCAGCGCCAGACGCTTATCCTTGCAGACAGCGCAGTGGACAAAGAGGGAGACGAAACGGTCTATCGGCTCAAAGTCCAGATCAGCAACAAGAGGCTGGTGCAGGGCTACACTCTGCACCAGATCGGCATCTACGCCAAGCTTGATGACAGTAGCAGCGATGCTCTGGTCTGCATCTTTCAGGACGACCACGGCTTCGAGGTTCAGCCTGAGGCCGCGATGAGCAATCTGCTGCTCGAATTTTACGGCATGGTCGTTATCTCCGGCACGGCGCAGGTCACCGTGACGGCAGACCCGGCGGCCATTGCTACGGAGGCATGGGTCGGGAAGCTGCTTGCCGAGCACGACAAAAACCCGGAGGCACACAAGGAGCTTTTCGCCTCCATCACCGCCGCGAATATCTCTTTTGACGGCCCTGCCGCCGGTCTTGAAGCTGACAGCGTGCAGGCCGCCATCAAAGAGATGGTAGGCAAGATGGACAACCTCAAAGACGGCCTGACGGCGAAAAATATCACCTTTGAGGATACAGCAGGCACTGGCGCGACAAACCTTCAGGACGCGCTGGATGCTGTGCTGGGGAACACGCTGCCCAAGCTGACTGTCACCACCACGGCTGGCAGCGCCCTGACCCTGACCGACGGCAAGAGCACCATCACCGGCACGGCAGACAGCGGCGGCAGCTACACCGTGGCTCTGCCCCGCATGGGCCTTTGGACGGTCACGGCCAAGCTGGCCGGTCTGACCACGGATGACACCATCGACGTGGAGACCGTGGGCGGCAAGTACACGCTGACCCTGCCGTACTTTGCGGCAACTCTGACCGTCACGGCCGCACCCGGGGCGACCGTCACAGCCGCCCTGCCCACCGGCAAGGCATACACCGCCACGGCAGACGACACCGGTACAGTACAGGTCAAGCTCAAGCGCTCCGGCACCTACACCGTGAGCGCCAGCAAGGGCGACGCCAAGAGCGACACTGCCACCGTTGACGTTACGGAGAGCGGCAGCACCTACACAGCCACCGTGCATTTTTGCCGGTTGGTGTTGACTGCACCTGTTGGCAGCGCAATCACTGCCGCCTGTGGTGATGTTACCCTGACGGCATCCATTACCGGCTCCGATGAGACCGGAACGGTGACGCTCTACCCGACCACGCTGGGAACGTGGAAGGTAACGGCCGTCAAAGGTGAGGATGACACCGCCGAAACCATCGCCGCCACAGAGTATAAGGACTATACTCTGACGCTGGACTATGTGAAGCCGGTGCTCGACAAGAACGACTGGAAGACCATCAGGAAGGTGTCGGATGCAGACAAGGGCGCGAACTACTGGGCTGTAGGCGACATCAAGAGCATTACTCTGAATGGCAAGGTCGGTGGGTACACTTTTTCCAATTACAAGGTTGACGTCTTTATTCTGGGCTTCAATCACAACTCGGGGAAAGAGGGAGCTCACCGCATCCACTTCCAGATTGGCAAAGTCAGCGGGAAGGCCGTTGCTCTTTGCGACAGCCAGTACAATAGCGCCGGCAGCTCGGCAATGTTCCACATGAATTCCAGTAGCTCCAACAGTAGCGGTTGGAATGGATCCTACATGAGGAAAACCCTTTTGGGCAACAGCAATACCCCGGCCAGCACGTTGGAGAACAGTCTGATGGCAGCGTTGCCGTCCGATTTGCTTGCCGTGATGCAGACTGTGACTAAGTACACTGATAATACTGGCGACGGCAGTAACAGTTCCGGTAACGTAACCAGCACGACGGACTATCTTTTCCTGCTGGCCGAGTTTGAGGTGTTCGGAACCCGGTACTATGCAAACCAGTATGAGCAGAACAGTCAGAAGCAGTATGAGTATTACAAGGCTGGTAACAGTAGAGTAGCCTATAATCATTCCGCCGTGTCCACGGCGGTGTGGTGGTGGCTGCGGTCTGCTAGTTACAGCACCAGCGGCATTTTCTGCGACGTCGGTACTGACGGAAGTTACAACAGTTACTACGCTACCTCCTCGGCTGGTTTGCGCCCCGGCTTTGCCGTCTAATCCTCCGCAGAGCATCTGGCCTCATCACGCCCACGGAAGTGGGCGAAAGGCGCGAACTTTCCCTCAAAAAATCCAAAGGGCGCGTCAGCGCCCCGCGCGTTTTTTGAAAATGGCCCCAAAATGCTATCACTTAACTGTTCTTTGAACGCATACAAAGTCTCGTAAAAGCTATACAATACTGTCAAAACCTGTTCAACAGGAGGTATTGTATGGCAACTAACAAGCGTGTTTTCACCCTGAGATTGTCCGATGAAGTTTTTGACAAAATCGGTGTCCTTGCTACGCAAGAACACCGATCCATCACAAACTACATAGAGTATGTGTTGTTGAAGCATCTGGAAGAAGTGGAGCGAGAGCAGGGAAAAATTGATCTTGACAAAGGAGAATAACTCATGTCGGTTTTGAAGTCCAAGCGCACGGAAAGCAAGGCGGAGTTCGTCAATACGGCCAACCAGATTTATGTTGAGACCCTGAACTTTCTGACCCGCCTTTCGGCCCGGTACTCCCGGCTGGTAGCGGAACCGGTTGCCAAGCTGGCCGGTGAGATTGTCGATTATGCGGAAAAAGCTAACAGCATTTATCCGTCTGATCCGCAACGTGTCGAGCTGCGCAAGACCCATCTGATTGAGGCTCGTGCGTCGCTCATGGCTTTAGATGTTCGACTGACTCATGTGTACCTTGTGCTGAATCAAAACCCCGCAGGCGCCTTTACCAACTCAAAAGGCGAATCCGTTGGCTCGAAAGACGCAACGAAAAAGCTGGATAAGATGGCTCAGCACCTCGGAGAACTGATTGACAAGGAAAATGACCTTTTGAAGGGGTCAATAAAAAATGTCGGCATAAAGCAAAGGCTTTGATGCCGACTGGGTGTGCGGCTGTTAATCTGCCTACTGGCGGTGTGGTGGTGGCTGCGGTCTGCTAATTACAACAACAGCAACAATTTCTGCGACGTCAATACTGACGGAAGTTACAACAATAACAACGCTAACTACTCGGCTGGTTTGCGCCCCGGATTTTACAGATACACGGTCACATGGAGTAGCCAAGTGCGAAAGACGACCGATGTAAAAGGAGCTGCACTTCCCTGGGTGAGAATCCCTAAAACTGCTCTCCGATGTCCTTACACGGACGCTGCTTGCATGGTGAGGAATGTGCCTGACCTCATTTCATGTGTAAGGACAACGCACTTTAGACGGCACCCAACAAGACATTTGTACGGAGGGCGAATATTTTGACAAGTCAGGAGCGCCATGAAGCACGATACCAGCGCCGCCGGGCAGCACGCCGAGCCAGACAGGAAGCTCGTTGTGCCGCCCTAGGTTCGTTGGAAGAGGTATTCAGTTACCACACGATGTTCAAATATGGCCGGAAATGCTGCAACGGTGTACGCTGGAAGCAGAGCACGCAGAACTTTGAGCGGCATCTGTTTTCCCACACAGCGAAGCAGCGGCGGCTTATTTTGGCCAAAAGGTGGCGGCCTAAGAAATACGTTCATTTCACGGTCTGCGAACGCGGCAAGATTCGTGGGATTGACGCTCCTCATATTACAGACCGACAAATCCACAAGGTCATCAGCAAGGAAGTGTTGGAGCCGCTTTACGACCCCAGCATGATCTATGACAACGGTGCAAGCCGGATTGGTAAGGGACTGCACTGGCAGATCAAGCGCATCAAACAGCAGCTGGCACGGCATTACCGCAAGTATGGCCGTGCGGGCGGGGTGTTGCTGCTCGACCTGAAGAAGTTCTTTCCTTATGCACCCCATTCTATCATCTATCAGCGGCACCAGCGGTATATCCTGAACCCTGATTTTCGGCGGATAGCAGATACCATTATTGATACTGCTCCCGGCGAATTTCCGGGCCGTGGGATGCCGCTGGGCGTTGAGCCGAGCCAACAAGAAATGGCGGCGATGCCCAGTGCCGTGGACAACTGGATCAAATGCCAGATGTCCACGCACAGCGCCGGGCACTACATGGATGATTACTGCATCATTCTCCCGGACATCGAAGATTTGAAAAAGCTGGGCCGCGCTATCGTGCGCCAGTTTGAAATCCGCGGCATCCCGGTCAACAAGAAGAAATGCAAGATCATCCCTCTGACAAAGCCTTTCCGCTGGTGCAAGGCTCGTTTTACCTTGACCGAGACCGGGAAAATCAAAGTCAATGGTAGCCGTGACGGCGTGATACGCGCACGGAGAAAACTGAAGCTGTTCCATCGTGAATGGCTGGCCGGGAAGCGTACCCTGCAGGAGGTGGCGCAGTATATGAACTGCCAAGAAGCCTACTATAAAAATTTTGATGACCATGGGCGGCTGCTGCGTCTGCGGCGGCTTTGCTATGCAATTTTTGGAGGTAAAGTACCGTGTACAAAATCGTCAAAGCCAGTGATGGCACCGTCCTTGCCTTGACCGAGGACGTGACCTACATCAAAAAAGCCGACAACGGCTGTTATATCATCTGCCCGGAGCCTGATGCTTCGGGCATTTCTTATGTCGGTACGTCGTATCATCTGCTCGGTCGTGACCCGATAGGTGACGATCTGGAAAGCATTATGCTGGAGCAGACGGATATTGGAAACTGGATTATGGAGGCGAAAGCCGCCATCGAGGATGCCGACGAGATGAACGTGGGTCAGGCGTATCGCCTGACCCTTCTGGAGCTGAATGTCTCCGATACGGATGACACTGAGAACACCTGATAGGAGGAAAAGGCAATGAGCAAAGCAACGGAAATGGTTCTGTATCGCACCTGCAAGCGCATGATCGAGCGCGGCAGTACCGATGGTCTGGCGGAGAAGATCGATATTTTCTACGTCGCCGGCAAACTGACCGATGAGCACTACGCCGAGCTGACCGGTATGCTCGCCGAGAAGAAAACCTATGGAGCATGAACGCTTTATCGCCCGCCGTCGGGCCCGCTTCGTCGGGATTGACGGGCGTGTGAACATCCCTTATGGAACCGTCTTGAGTAATCAGGGCGGTTTTCTTATACACCAGAATAAGCGTGTATGCACTGTGAGAAGCCAGAACGCTCTGGACTACTTCGTGCAGGACGACGACGGCGCTGGTGACCTGCGGGGGAAGCTGGTTGACGGCATCCAGCGGTGCCTTGAGCGTCGGGATGCAGACTATCAGACCCGCTGGGATAAGGTCTGGTCGTCGGCACTCTGCCAAAAGTACCGCCGCCCGGAGTCCGAAGACTACTGGCTGTGGGCGGCAGCGTTTTATGATGCGCCGCTCTGTGATTTGATGGCAATCGCTGCACTGGTGCAGTGATGCTTTCATATGGGGAGTTGGGTTGCCAGCTCCCCATATTTTTGTATAACAGCAGGAGGGAGGCTTTTATGGAGATAAGTCTACACAAAACAGAAAAGGGCCTGAAAGAGCTCCACCGGAAGCTGGCAGAGGAGCAGAAGCTCAGGGAGCTGCCCGGCCTCGTAGCGGAGATCGAGGACGCCCTGTGTGAGCAGGATACGACATCAGAGGAGCGGCAGGCAGCTATCGAGGACTCGCTGTGCGAGCTGGACGCCGCCGTCAACAAATAAGGAGGACATCAAAATGGACAAAATCTGGGCGAACCGGCTCATCGCCGGTACCAAGACATGGGCAGAGATGCCCGCACGCCGCCATGCCGGAGTCAAAGCGGAGCTGGCCAAGCGGGTGGCCGACGGCGAGATCCCCGCAGAGCAGTACAAGGAGATCACGGGGGAGGACTACAATGAGTAAACTGCTGGAGCTGCTGGAAAAGCTGGTGCGGGCCATCTTTGGCCCGGGGGACAAGCAGGACACCGGCGAACCTGAGCCTGCGCCCCAAGCCCCCAAGGCAGAGGCTGTCGCCGGCTGGGAGGGCGGCCCGCCCTACCGGTACATCGACGTGAGCCGGTATCAGGGCAAAATTACCCTCGACGGCTGGCGAAAGGTCAAAGCGGCGGGCTACAAGGGAGCAATGCTCAAGACGGTGAGCACCAACCGCAAGCTCTCCAAGCGGGCAGACGGCCTGTATATCGACCCCACCTTTGAGACCAACTACCGCAACGCCCGGGCTGCCGGGCTGGACGTGGGCGTCTACTACTACACCTACGCCACCAGCGAGGCGATGGCTGACGCAGAGCTTGCCCTGCTGCGGCAGGCGGTGCGGGGCAAGGAGCTGACCATGCCGGTGGCGGTGGACATGGAAGATGAAACGCTTGCCGTGCTGAAGCCGAACGACCTGACCAACCTCGCGGCCTACCACCTCGAGCAGATCGAGAAGATGGGGCTCTTCGCCCAGCTCTACACCTACACGAGCTACGCCAACGCCCATTTGGATATGGCAAGGCTGTCAGGGCGGTGGGATGTATGGCTGGCTGACTACACAGGCAAGACCCCGAAGGTGCGGTTCAAGTACAACGCCCACCAACACACCAGCAAGGGCAGCGTGCCGGGCATCTCCGGCAACGTAGACCTCAACGTCACTACCCTCAACTATCCGAAAATCATCCGCAAGAAGGGCCTGACCCGTCTTCGGGAGGGCAAATGACCGAAAAAGAAGCTTTGCTGTGGGTGCTGGGCATCTTGGGCAGCCTGTGTGCTGCAGCCATCACCATCGACAAGGTGCTGGAAATCATCCACAAGTACATCAAAAAGGCGCAGGAGCCGGACAACGCGCAGAACAAGCGGCTGGATGAGCTGGACAAGCGCATCGGGACCTTGGAGCAGGGCCAGCTCCAACACACACAAGCCCTTGCCCGCGATCTGCGCCGCTTCGACGAAATCGACGAGGTGAGCCGTCTGACCCTCGACGGGGTGCGCAATCTGCTGGACGCCCAGCTGTCCGGCAACAACCGCGAAGGGATGCAAAAGAGCCGCACCGACATTGACAACTATCTGTTAAAAGGAGTGACCAATCATGGAAGCACTGGCAACTAAGCTTTTTGACCTTATCCCTGCCCCGGTGGCGGCAGTGCTGATGCTGGGCGGCTTTATCTTTTACGCCCTGGGCTGCATTCGGCTGGGCTACGGCGCAGCAGTAAAGCCGCTGGTGCTGGACCTCATCGAGCGGGCAGAGCAGGAGATCCAGGGGACAAAGCGCGGCGCAGAGCGCAAGGCGTGGGTCGTCAAGATGCTCCGGGCCGCCCTGAGTACCAGCAAATACGGCAGGCTCATCAGCTGGGCCATCACTGATGAGACTATCGGTGCCATTATCCAGTTTTTCTTTGACCGGGCAAAAGCGGTTTTAAGAAAGGAAGTGTAACAAAAATGCTGGAGTTATGCCCTGTCACTTTAAAGGCTGCAAACGAGTACGTCAAAGAGCATCACAGACATCACGGAGTCGTTGTTGGACACAAGTTCTCTATCGGCGCCACGAAGGACGGTATGCTTGTCGGTGTCGCAATTTGCGGCAGACCGGTGTCAAGATTTTTAGACGATGGCTATACACTGGAGATCACACGTCTTTGCACAGATGGCACGCCGGATGTATGCAGTATGCTATATGGCGCAGCATATCGCGCCGCAAGAGCAATGGGTTACAAAAAGGTCGTAACGTACATTTTGGACACCGAGACAGGCAACTCGCTAAAGGCGGCCGGGTATAAATGCGAAGGCAAAGCAGGCGGTGTTGAGTGGACAGGAAAAAGAAAGCCTAAAAACCCGGAGCAATACCCGCGCCAAATGAAAACCCGCTGGGTTAAAATTTCAAAAAAGCAGTAAGGAGGTTATTATGGCAAGCACTACATACGCACAACAGTGGCTGAAACAGGCTGTTTTTGCAAATGAGTTTAACTTTTCCAGCCTCAAAAGTCGAACTCGTCACCGGTTTGCCGTGCTTGGCACTATGGTGCGCAACGCCGGACAGCTGCCGCAGCCTTTTTGGCTCGGTGCTGCCTGTGGCGGCGGCTCGTGTAGTGCTGCCCGCTGCGCTGCAAAAACTTGACCGACAGCAGATGACCGCCGCCATCAAAAACGCACCGCTTGGGAGGGTAGACCGTAAGATAGCCTTACTGCGGTACGTGGAGCGGCTTCCGCTGCCGGACATTGCAGCGCAGACACATTACAGCCGGACTGCGATAGGCTATCGGCTGAAAGGCATTGATAAAATGCTTGGATAAGGCTTGGATAAGCAAATCCCCCGGTGTTCCGTTTTGAACATCGGGGGATTTTTTATTTTTGGGGACATGGAAGCCCGGCAAGGCTCCATCCCTTATAACTTTGCACCAAGCGTTTCCGGGAAGATACGCCACGCATGGAGGATGCAATCGCCCTGAAACCGCTCGATATTCGCATGGCGGCTATATCATGCGGCTCATCCCTGTAAATCAGCGATGGTAACGCCGCAAGCGGCTGCGATCTTTTTGAGGGTAGACACTCTCGAGACTGCCTTGCCGGACTCTGCATGTTGAATGGTTGCAGTGGATAGCCCGGTTTTTTCTGCCAAGGCCCTGATGGTTAATCCTGCGCTTTCTCTGGTTGCCTTGATTTTGACGGCAGACACGCCAAGCGTCTTGTAATCGGGCGAGTTATACCCAATCACGAACAACCCTTGCTGTTCCATCGGCAACGCCTTAAGCGAATAGCTTTTCTCTGCATCCTCAATGTCAACGTCCTTCAGGGCGCAGGAGCAGGCATTGTCAAGCTCCGGGGTCATTTTATGGAGTTTGTGCGCCAGCGTGATCTTCATCGTCACGCCACGCACAGGGAATCTCGCTGCGTTGTCAAGGTCTGCCTGATTTACATGGTCAGGGGTGCAGGCTTCGTCCAGCAAGTGGTACAGCTTGCCGAGATTACGGATGGTGTTGTTTTCCATAGTGTCCTCCTACTCGTTACTTGTTCAGCATATCCATCACGGCGTTGTAATGCTTTTCATGTTCTTCGCCAACAGCAAGCTCTTTTTCGACTTTTGCTTTCTGATAGGCCCGCTCTTCGCCGTAGATTTCGCTTTCGATCTCGTCAGGGATCTCGACGAATGCCTGCTGCTTTTTGCCATTGGCCATCACATACACGCCGAAAGCGTAATGCACGTTCTCCGGCCAACGCCCGATCTGCTGCTTGTAGGCACCCTCCTTCATCTCCTGCCCATTCACCAGCAGGGAATTGATGGTGTACTGCCATTTGTGGCACGGCACGGTGACCTCGTTGCCATCACTCCAGATGGTTTCTTCGGTGACAACCTTTTTGTCAACGTCGAGGTCGATTTTTGCGCCACGGGCTGTATTCCAAGAGTATTTCATTTTTGCTCCTCCTGCGTTGTTTTTGCATTCCTTTTGACACCATTATTATACCATAAAACTAATACAGCTGATACAGGCATAGCCACCAAACTTTGCTTTGCTTTTTTGTCTATTTTGTATTAGTTGTATCAGTTTGTTTTTGCCCTTCGTTGCACCCTTGTTGTCGCTCGCTTTTCGTCAGTGCAGTAGCTGCGGCCACTGGGCAGAGCTGGCCTTCGGCCTGTTGGGAGCGGCTATTATCGCCGTTGTCGTAAAGTACAAGCTGACACAAAAAAATCCCCCTGCATTGACCTTTACGGGCCAGCGCAGGGGGATTTTTTGTTTTCTTAGAACTTCATCTGCGCAGCATCTTCAACGCTCACATCGTCAAAGCACCGGGTCAGCTCGTCAAGGACTTTGCGTTGCGTCTTTTCACTCAAACCAGCATTGCGCATTGCCATGGCGCAGTAGCCGATGCAGGCTGCATTTGACCACGGTCCATTCAGGGATAGGAGCATTTCTTCCATATCGATTACCTCCGAAGATTTCCATTGTATACGCGAACCAGAACCCAGTCAGACAGAGGTTTGACGTTTCCGCCCCAGTCCCGGAGGGCCTCATCGGTGCCGCAGGCCTCGCAGATGTACACGCCTTTCGCATGGCGGCTCAATGCGCCATGGGGCAGCTTGTCCGGCATCCTCTCGCCGCAGCGAGGGCAGAGAGGCCAGCCCTGCTCCTGATCGGCCTGCATCCGGGCAATAATCTTTTCGTCTGTCATCGTTCTTCCTCCCTCAAACATCGATTCCAACAGAGTGATATGCGTACCAGCCATCGCGGCGCTTAAAGATGTGCCGCCATTCGGTGAACTTCTCTCCGGTGCAGTCGTATTGCCCACCGCCGCCACACAACCGCTTGTTATCGTTGAACCACTCCACCACCTCATCGTAGGTGGCATCGGCCAGTTCAGCCGGGAAGCGGTACAGTTCCACATAGCCATCACCGTAGGAGTAGTATTTGATTACTCGTGCATCAGGAGCCGGGCGGTTGGTGTACGCCCTGATGGCTCGTTTCAAATCGGCCACATAGATGGCGGTCTTGCCTTTCTTCTCTGCAACGGCCGGGTCAGAGGTCATAAACTTCAGGAGATCGTACGCCTCACGGATGTTGCGCTCTTTCACCTCAAACATTTTCCATCACCTCCTGCGCATATTTTCACGTTCCCACATAACCCAGCGGTACCACTCCTCGCCGGGCATGGATGCCGGCTTGTCGGTCTGGATGTAGTCCTGCTGGCCGAAGATTTCCAGCTGGTCGAAGTTGTCTGGGTTCTGGGCAATGATTTTGGCCGGGCGGTTGGCATCGCCGGGGATTTCGATGCGCTGCAAGAGCAGATTGTCGTCAAAGAACCAATCGCTCTTGATGTACCGTTCTTCTGCATCGGTTCCCTCAATCTTGTAGATGTACTGGGCGAGTGCACCGAAAACCTCCAGCCGGGTGGGCGCCTTGTCAAAGTCGGTCATATCAAAGAGCTTGATGTACTCGACGTGTCTGTTGCCGTCGCAGCCCATCGCTGCGATGGTTCCGGAATATTTGTAAAACCTCATCGTCATATCCTCCGAACGCCCGTATAGCCAGATAGCACAACTTTCAAAATCACTTGCTCTGGGTGCTTGCCACGATTCCGCCAAGGCACAGCCAGTGGCGGCCATCGGCGTTGCGCTTCCACTCGCCGCCCAGCGTTTCAAACGCTGCGATCATGCCGTAGTAGCTGATCTCCGGCTCGGTAGGCAGCCTCTCTCCGTCATCGTTGTACTCGGCACGGCCGGCAGCAATGTCCATCTCGGCATCAGACCGGGCGTATGCCCACTGGTTATCCAGCCGCTGATTTAGCCGCTCAAGTGCGGAACGCATTTCAGATTTTTTCATGGTTCAGACCTCCTTGACCTCAACTGTCTTGATGCTGTCGGACACATATTCCCGACCTCTGGCACGTTCGCAGAACTTCACGAATCCGTTTACCGCATCTCGGAGGTCGAACGCCTCCCGCTTGGAGATGATCCCCGATCCCTCAAAGGCAGCTTTGATTCTCTCTGCCTGTTCGTCTTCCATCGGGATGCTCACACATGCCTCGCCGCTTTCGCCGTTCTGCAGGGTGTCGTAGGTGATTGTCAGATTCTTCATCGCGTTATCCTCTTTAGTGCAGCTGGGCAACGTGCTTGTGGTAGGTGACGGTGACCACGCCCTTGTGCTTGGTCACATTGATATCCTCCATCTTCACACGGCGGACACCGAACTGCTCGTGGATGTACCGCTTGACGATTGGGGCAGCCTTTGCGGTGATGTCCTCCGGCTTGCGGTAGGTGTCCCGGTTGGCGTAGCGGCTGAACCGCTTCTCCGTGGCGGCCTTGGCCTCGTCCTCGGTGCCGTAGAACGGCTCGTCATCCCGATGGCCGCTCAGCTTGTAGAACTTCTCGCTGGAGATAACTTCCAGACGGTCGTTCCATACAGTGCGGTACTCATTGGCCTTGTTCGGGTGAACGTCATCCGTGACCCGGCCAACAATCAGCTCAATTCCGCCATCGGCGACCATCTCCGTGTAATCGCTGAAACCTTTGAGCAGCACCCGGATGATCTCGGTGCCGTTGGTGAGGTCGATGTGAGCGACCTCACCCTGGCTGCCGCCCATCGTACTGCTGTTGAGCGTGTAGCCCTGCATCATGTAGCTGCTGACTGCGGCGGTGAACTTGCGGTTGATATCAATGTACTTCATTGCGTTACCCTCTTGTCTTTCTGGCCTTACTCTGATAAAATAGAGGGCGGCCGGGGTAAGGCTCCCGGCTCGCCGTTGTTTCGGTGTTGAAGATCAGTTGCTTTGGACGGTGGCTGGTCTTCTTTTTTTATTCTTCCATGATTTTCTTGACGCTCTCTCTGAGCTCTTCCAGCGTGTCGCACTTCTCGATGAGTTCGAGGATTGCTTTGAGCAACGCCTTGGTTACGTTCATGTCTTCCATTCACCTCACTCCTTTCTGTAAGGGGCTTTCGCTCTCTGCCTTACGTCTTTATTATACAGGATTTCCTTTACGTTGTCAAGGTTTTTCTTTAAGATTTTCCTAAATTTTTCAATTTTTTTCTTGACAGAATAAAGGAAAGCCTATATAATGAAGCTGAGGTGATAAGTATGGATTTCTCCACGAAAATCAAAATGGCTGCGGCTGTAGCTAAAATGAAAGAAGCCGAGCTTGCCCGGCAGATTGGAACCACGCCACAGGCATTCAACCAGCGGATGAAGACCGGAAAGTTCAAGTATGACGAGTTGGAACAGATTGCAGCAGCCCTCGGTGCCGAGCTGGTTGTCAGTTTCCGTTTCCCGGACGGCACGGATGTATGAAAAAGCCCGGACGCATAACGCATCCGGGCAGGAGAAGGGTTATTTCTTGCGAGACTTGCTCACGGTCTGGGGGATGTGTCGCACTTCTTTGACCCGGCGCTCAGGATTGGGCTCTCGCACGATGAGGTCATCAAGGCTGCAGTCCAAAGCCTCACAGATAAGGTCGAGATCATCCAGACTCACACGCTCTGCAAAGTCGTGGTACAACTCATTGATGGTCTGACTGCGAATCCCGGTAGCACGAGCAAGTTCGCTCTGTGTCATCCGCCGTTCGCCAAGGCGGGTTGACAGCAAAATCCTAATCATAGCCTTTGGTCTCCTTTGTTGCTGATTTTAGCCGATTCATGGTCGGCTTGTCTGCATTTTGGCAAGAAACCCTCTATTTCGGCAAGATTTTCCGTATTTCGGAAAATTCTAACACAAAAACGAAAAATGCCCGCACAATCCGAAACGGAAAGTGCGGGCATTTTTATTTGCGCAATCTTGACTAGAACTTGCTTAAACGCTCGGAATCTCACAAAACAAAACGAACACGTTGCCTACCATTTGAATAGTGACTTCGTGTTCGTTTTGCTCTTGATTGGTGGAGAATAGCGGGATCGAACCGCTGACCTCTTGCATGCCATGCAAGCGCTCTCCCAGCTGAGCTAATCCCCCATAAAATCCAAGA